CTATTTGGACGGTTTCGCGGTGGCGCCAATCCTCCTGTAAACCCGCTTTGTGATCTCCTGTTTGCTGTGTCCAAGCAGCAGGCTTGCATCCCCGATATCGATGATTTCCGACGCGGCCTTCGGCCGGATGTCGCGGAACTGAAACTCTCCAATCTTGGCCGCGAGCAGCGGGTCGCCTTGTTCGATGGCGTTCTGCTGAGCTTTTTCCCGAGCCTTGTCCCAGCGCAAGCGCAACATCCCCTTCGTCATTCGCTTTCCATGCCTGTTGATCAACAGGTACTTGGATGAATGACCGACATTCCTTTCGGCAATCTCCCTGACCAATCTCCCCAAGCTGTTTTCCCCGGCTTCTGCACGCATCAGGATTCGAAGCTTCTGGCCGGTCTTGCCCTGCGTTACCAGGAAGTAGTCACCCTCGATATCGTCGCTGCGCATGATCAGCACGTCAGCTGGCCGCTGTCCGGTCAAATAGCCCAGGTCCATCGCTTCTTTGAGTTCTTGTTCGGCAACCGCGTAGACGGCATCCCAAACAGCTGCGTTGGCGTAGTAATCGCGCGGCGCCTCCTTGTTCTTCCTGATGCCCTGGCAAGGGTTCTCCCGCTCCGTCAGCCCCCACTCCCTGGCCATGTTGAAAACGTGCGACAGGAGCGCGATCTCGCGGTTGGCACGAACCTTTGCTGAGCGGGCATCACGGTAGCCGGCGATGTTGAACGGCGTAATTGAATCGATGGGCGCCTCATCAAACGTAGGACGAAGCTGTTTCAGTTCGGCCATGTTGTCCTTCTGGGTCCGCTCCCCCTTTTTTGGGATGACGTCGCGCACGTACCGGTCGAAGATGCCCTTCATCGTTGTCAGATCGGCAGGCTTTTCTTTGGCCTCCAGTTCGGCCCACTTCAGCCGGGCTTTGCTCAGGTCTGTACCAAGCGGAATCTCTTTTCCTGCTGAGTCACGGTAGTAGTAGCCGATCCAGACCTTGCCATTCTTCCTTGGGCGCTTACGGCGCACCATTCCTGGCGGCAAGTCCCTGTTTTCCGTATTTCGGGGGCGCATATCAGTTCACTCTTGAGAAATCAGGCGTCCAAGCTGGACGCGCCGGCGGCGGATTTGGATCAGTGATTTCGGCGTTAACCATGCCAAGTTTCATGCGGGCGAACATCCGGCCAACTAGCGGTCGGCCGCCGCGGCTCTCGACGAACACCCAGTTGCGATCCTTGAGCCATTTGCGCTGATCAGATCGACGCTTGTAGCCGGTTAGGTCGGCGAGTTCATCGTCCGACAGGATTTCAGCTTGCATATCTACCTCCCGCCGCCAGTAGTGGGTCGCGCTGTCTTGATGATGTGAACGACCAGGCCGAAGCTGACCAGCAGCCAGGCACATGTGCCGGCGAAGGCGTAGAGCAGTGCCTCGGTGGTGCCCGTGCCAACAAGTTCAGGCCCGGCCCAAAAGAACCAGTAGAGCGTTCCGACCAGGTACAGCAAAGCGCCCAGCAGTGTCAGGGTGAGTTTCATAGCAAGCATGGGGTATGTCCTAGCCGCGCGGGGCGGCATATAGGGGAATGGAGTGATAGCTTTCTGCCTATCTTTCAAACAGGTCCGAAGCGGTGTACAAAAGGGTTCAACTAAGTTCGTGATGAGGCATGGACGTGTCACACAACTTCGATGCACCGATAGCGCACGCTTACCGGGGCTATGTGATGTTTCTCAAGTTCGACTGGAGTCGCCCGAACGACGAGAGCCCTGTTGGCGCAAAGATCATTGAGTCAGCAGCCATCAATGGCCTGGGCGAGGTTGCAGCAGAATTAGAAGGCCCTTGGCCTGACTATCCGGCAGCGCTTGATGAAGCGATGGCGGCAGCTGAACGATGGATCGATAGTCAGTTGCCGTGACTTCGCCCACCGCCAGGCATGTAGGGGATTGGGGTTAGGGCTTTGCTGCTGCTTTTCGTTTTCTGGCAGCGATGACCAGTGCTTTCGATGTGCTGGCCACTCCGCCGGCTACGTCTTCAGGGAGAATCGCGGTCGTGCAATGAGGGCACAGCGGTGCCATCTTTGTGCTGCGCCAAGCCTCGTCCATTACTTTCGCGGCGCGGCTGCGCATCTGGAAAGTTTCGGCCTCTGCCAATTCACGCTGTCGCCGCTTCAGCGAGTTCATGCCGCCGCTGAACACCCCGACAATGCCAACGAATGCATCGAAGGGCTCGACCTCTGATTCGCAGTCGCTGCACCAAACGCGGCGCTCTTTCTCGTCGTAAACCAGTTTCTTGTGCTGGCAGGAGCTTGTCGGCCGTCGCGTCATGCCACGGGCAACGCGCAAATCTTCGATCTGCACGACCTTCACGCCGTACACGTAGTCCTGCGGCTCAATAGGTACGTCGCTCATGGCCTTGGCCCCTTGTAGATGAAGACGTAGGCGAACCAGAGGGTGGCGATCATCAATAGTCCTCCCAGTTCAAGCCTTGGATATATTCGTTCGGGATGGTGACTGCTGCGTCCGGTATCGCGCTTTCGACCTGTGCGTTGCCGAAGTACCCGATTGCCGCCTGGGCCCGCTCCATTGACAGACGAGCGTGTCGCAGCTGCCAGGCCTTGCGTGCCTTGTAAGAGCGCAGTGCCAGTGCCTTGTCGGTGTAGGCGAATCGACGGCCCCAGTTGCCACCGTCTTTCAGCACGCGCTTTCTGCGTTTCTTCACCGCCTCAGCGGTCCAGCTGTATTGCGGGCCTTTGACCAGGTCGCACGTATGGGTATCGCCGATGTAGAAACACTGCGCCGTCTCGCCGATCACCTGATAGGTGATGCAGTGCACCTCCAGGCCTTCCGGGCCAATGGTGTCGATATAGCGGAAGTGGTCCAGCCAGGCTTTGTTGATTTCTTCAGGCATGACTTCGTCCTTGCCGCTATAGCGGCTAACTTTGAAGGGGGAGGGGTTACAGGTTTTGCGGGTGGAGTACGGATGTACTCCTATCGGGGTTCTGCTGCATCGCTAGTGATCGGCACGGCCCTGGCCGCGATGTCTCGAATCACCTCGATAGACGGAGTTGGCATGTGCATCCCATCGTCAATGAATGCCTCAGCCCTACCGTGAATTCGGGTCAGCGCAGTGGTAAGCACATCCGTCCGCTCATCCGCCGCGGTCAGGCGCCGTTGCAGTTCCTTCTCCCGACGTTCCGAGGCTACGCAGCGTTCGGCCGCGTCTAGAAACAGGCGAGTGGCGTTGTCGAAGTCTTCGGCCATGACTACCGTTGGCTGGAAAACCGCCTTGCATTCACCCTCAACACCGGGCAGGAAGCCTTTCAACTTCCAGCGCTTCACTTCGCTCATACAGCCTCCCTCGTTACCAGATCATGGGCACTCATGACCGTCATGCCAGCGAACTCTTCGGCGGTGGGCAGATCTTCCAGGCAGGCAAAGATCGGCATACCCAGTTCACGGGCTCGGTGTACCTCGCCCAGGGTGCCGGCGCTGCATCGCCAGCCATTGATCAGGACAACCGCGTCACACCGCTCCATCAGCGCCAGGGTGCCGTCTAGGAAGAACTGGTCTTGGCCTGGCAGGTCGTCATCGAAGTGCGCGGTGTTGGTGTGCGGGCAGAGCGGGAACCAACCCATCCTGGCGGTGGCGACCGCGACCGACCGGGCAACGGCAATATTCTCGGCAATCAGTTCGCGGGTGGCGGCGCGGTAAGGGCCGGCCACGTAGACGACAGGGATTTTCTGTTTTGTAGGCATGGGGAGTCCTTGCCGGGCCATGCCCGGGCGGTGGAGTGGGGGAGTGGGGGAGTGGAAAAAACCCAAGAGGAAAGCCAGGGATAGGCGGTAGACCATCGAACACTACCGTCAGCGCATCGTCTGGTTTGCTGACCAACCTCGAGGGAACTACCGAATGAAACAACTCATCGCAGACTTGACGTACCAACTACTGATCGAACTTCTGAGCCAGATACTCATGCGTTGCGCGGAGTGGCTGGCGGCAGTTCCGTGGTTATAAGTTATGCGGCGGCGGCCTGCTGCTGTTCGGCGCGCCACGGGTCATTGGCCCGTGCCAAAGCTGCCATCGGCGGCGGGCTGACGCTGTTGCCGCACATGTGGACCTGCTGAGTCTTGGTGAACGGCTTGCCGTCGGCCCCGTGGCTGATGATGTAGTCGGCGGGGAATCCCTGGGCCTTGTACAGCTCGGCCGGCTTCAGCATCCGCAGGCAGATATCGACGATCATATAGGGCGTTCCCTTGACCATCACGGTGACCATGGCCAAGCGGTCCTTGGTGGTGATCGTCGGCGCCGGCGAGTCGCAAGCGCTGATGTTCTCGGTACCGTAGTAGCTGATCAGGAAGGCCGCCACGCGCAGCGCGCCCGCTTCATGCTCTGGCGACAGGGTGAGCGACACCAGCGAACTCTTGCCGCCACCACCGGCGGTGATGGTCGGCGCTGGATCATCGAGGCCCTGGCCAATGCTGCCGCCGAATGCCCGCTCCATGAATGCGCTGACCAACCCGTGGTGCTGGCCGCCGGCGCTGACGGTGTGCAGCGGGTCATTGACGTTCCGGGCATCGCAGTTGCCGCGCAGGTGCACCAGGTTCGCCGCCACCAGCTGCTGCTGGCTGCCGGTATTCGTGACCGTGGTCATTGGGTCTTCGATGCTCTTCGCGTCGGTGGTGTTAAAGCCACCATTCATTTGCGCCATGAAAACGGTGGAGATTCCCATCGCATGTGCTGCACCGGCCGCGCGCTGGTAATTGCCGCCGCTGGTAATTGTTGGCAGTGGCTCGGCGATAGACTTACCCGCATCGTTGAAACGAAACTTCACCAGGTGCGCAGCAGCAAGGGCGTATTTGCCGCCTGAGGCCATGATGGTCCCAAGTGGCTGCCCCATATCTGCGGTTCGTGGGGCTGCGCCCGGCTTGTCGCCGTTACCAAGCTGCACCAGTGTGGCCGCCGCGACTGAGTGCCCGCCGCTGGCGGTCACGGTTCCAAGTGGGTCGGCCGCCGACTTGCTGCCAATTCCCCAGCGTTGAGCGCTGCCTGGCTGGCCTTCGCCATGGGCGGCTGTGACCATCACCGGGCTGATCAGCGTGAGTTCGCCACGGTTCGCGCAGGTGATGGTTGGTAGCGGGTCAAGCGGGTCATTGATTCGATCGCTGCCCTGGTGCGTTGCTGGTGCGATGATTGGGCTGACCACCGAGAAGGCGCCGCCCTTTGGGTAGGAGGTGATGGTGCGCAGCGGCTCGTCGGCTGACTGCACTGCATACCCTGACCAGTTGGCAATCGGCACAATGAACGGCGCCGGGTTGTCGATTACGAATTTCTTCATGCCCTTGGCTACGCGCCGTAGCGTGGCGTCGGCCAGATCCTTCTTGCGCCCGAAAATGCTTTTGCCCAGGTCTGTGAAGTCGATGCAGTCAGCGGCGGTCTTCCACTTCTGCTGGCCCTTGGCGGGGTTCTTCGCATGGGTTTGTGCAGGCCAGACCACCGGCTGTCCATCGCACCGGGCAATCATAAACAGGCGCTCCCTGCTGGTGGGCGCGCCGAAGTCGCACGCCTTGATCACCTTCCATTCCACTACATAGCCCATGCCTTCCAGCAGGGCCACAAAACGGCGCCAGGTACGGCCACGTTGTTTCGGATCTGGAACCAGGAACTGATTCGATACCGGCACTTGTTCGCCAGGGGCGGCGATCCGGTTGGTGGTCTTTCCTTTCTTGGTCGGGTGTGGAACCTGATCGAGCGTCACAACGCGGCCGGTGGCCTTGTCGCGCTTGGCGATCAGCCGGCCCCATTGCAGAATCTGTTTCACGTTCTCCAGGCTGATCACTCGGGGTCGTTTCTTGCCTCCCCACTTGAGGCCGATCCACGACAGGTTGCGGATCTCGCGCTTGCGAGGCTGGCCGCCAGCAGCCTGACTGTGGTGCGTGCAGTCCGGAGACATGTGGAACCACCCCACGGCCTTGCCGCCGCATTCGGTGTCCGGATCACCCTCGAATACGTCGGTGGTGAAGTGCTGCGCGCCGGGGTGATTGACGGTGTGCATGCTGATCGCTTGCGGGCTGTGGTTCTTCGCCACGTTCACCGCGCGGCCCAGGCCCATTTCCAGGCCAGTCCCGGCGCCGCCACCGCCACAGAAGAAGTCGACAACGATCTCATCGTCCTGAGGGTTGAAGCCGAGTCCGTATTGGGTTTTGAAATCGAAGGGGTGTTTCGTCTGTTGTGCGGACATAGGGGATCCTCGCCGGCTGGCGTGATTCGTTGATATGGGGTATTACGGGTGACCGGCATGGAGCCGGATCAAGGAGTGGTTATGAGCGAAGAGCATCGCAAGCTGATTGGAATCCCTGACGGGCATGAGCTCAAGCACACCAGTTCAAAGCGGGAACAGCGTAAAGGTCGCGATACTGATATTGACTTTTACGATGAGATAAATGAGGCGGGAGAAGTGCTCGCTAGCTACGAGGTACGAGACAGCATGTCTATCTACCCGCCACAAAGCACGACGCTGACGTTCAAAAAGCTCTGATTTTGCCGGTCAGTTGGCGGCGCGCTTGAGCTGTTCGGTCAGTTGGGTTGGCAACCCCTTTATGACCAAGGTGCCGCCTGCTTCGTCGAACTCGATCTTGTCGCCCAGCAGGTGCGCCTCGAAGCTGATCGACATACCTTCGGCGCGGCCGGTGAAGCGCCGGAATTTGTTAAGCGTCTTCTTGTCCGGCGGCAGGGTTTCGGAAAGCCCGTAGTCCTTCGCCTTGATGAAGTCATAGAAGTTCTTCGGCTGATCTTCGTCGATTAGCTCCGACAGTTCGCCAAGGGTGATCGGCTCACCCAGTTTTGCCTGGGCCATGGAGTAGCTGACCAGCGCTTGGGTCTTCTCGCGTGCTGACTCTTCTGGCAGATCCTCGCTTTCAACAAAGTCGCTGAACGCCTTGAGCAAGGTCCGGGTTTCGCTCGGGCCGTCGATACCTTCCTGACAGCCGATGAAGTCGCGGAAATAATCGTTGAGCTTCCGGCCCTGCTTGCCCTTGAGGTACGAGATGTACTGCTTCGACCGCGGGTTGCTCTGCCACTCGCTGATGTTGATGCGCGCGGCCAGGCGAATGTGGTCCAGGTCCAGGCGCTTCACCGTCAGCAGGCTGAGTTCCTCGGTCATGGTCACCGCTTCGGTTTCCTGCACCAGCGCAATGACCATGTATTCGGTCAGGCCTTGCTGGTAGTGGCAGAAGAGGGCGTTCCCGCCGGTGGTGAGGTTTGACTCTTCCATGAGCTTGACCAGGTGCTCGACAGCGATGGTGCTGAACTCGAGGAAGTCGGCCCCCTTGGCCAGGTACTTGTTGATCCAGCCGCTGAGTGGGTGAGCGCCTGACTCAGGGTGAAAGAGGCCCCAGCCCTTGCCGGCAGTGGCGTTGTAGCTTTCGTTGAACTGGTGCATCAGATCGTCGCGGGCCTGGCTCTCCACTTGCTCAGCGCCGCCAAGGAATAGAACGGCCGGGCTGCCATCAGGCTTCTTATCGATCTTGTGGATTGCACTATGAAGTACGGGCATTGCGGTTACCTCAGGTAGGCGCCGTCCTCCGTAACCGGTGGTGGCAATTTGGTTTGGGTTGGGGTATTACGGGTGATCGGCATGGGGCCGGATCAAGGAGAGAAAATGTCAGCTACTGCGGAAATGCTTTTCAACCTTCAGAAATTCCAATTGCTCACGCTCTTTACGAGCGATCGCACCGGAAAGAACATCACGCCCGCTTACGCGTACGCTTGGGACAATGGCGTCTACCCCATTGCGAATGAGGGCGCGTCTTGGCACGAACCATACAAGGAACAGTTCGAAATCGGCGAAGAGCAGGTTTCTGAATTGGCAAAATTTTTGGAAAACAAGTGGTTAGAAAAAGAAAAAATCTCCTTTTACGAACTTGAAATCCATTACGGTATTCGAGGGGCGGCAAGGTCTGCATATGAGTGGGAGCGAGGATCTTTGATTAACGCCTGTCGTTATTTTTATCTATCAGACTGGTTTGATGATGAGTTCTGGAAAGGGCTTGTCGGCCATTCTGACTGCCCATCTGAGTCGCACTCTATACGCCGCGAGTTCAAACCAGAGGGTGTATATTTCCTTTAGACGCCCGGCGTTATTATTTCGTCGTCCGGGTCTGCTGATAATTCGGCCATGCTCTTCTCGTAAAAGTCTCTCGACACCTTTTCGCTTGGTTCGTAAGGTGTCGTGACACATCGAAGCATATTGCCCTGGGTCTCGAAGTCAGCCTCAATCAGATTCATCAGCAGCCGCTGGTGAACGTCCTGCTGGTTGTTGATGCCGTGGGCCTTCATGACTCGCTGAAGGTCCTTCTTGAAAACGCCAGCAACCTCAACCGTGAACTTCTCGATGCCCAGGGCGGCGGCCTTCGCCGCTGCCTTCTCGCGCTTGCGACGCTGCTTCAAGGCTTCCGCCGTCGGCTGCTGCTCTTCCTCGGCCATGGCCTACCTCTTCTATTCCGCTGGCCGGCAGTGCGAGCCAGGTTTGACGTTTGCGCTGCTGGGTGCGGGCTATGCGGCGCATGAATCGACCTTCACCTGGTGCCAGGCGCCGACCGCTTCGAAGATCCGTGCGGCGTTCGCCTCGTCCAGCGACATCACTTCGGGAATGGCGATCCAGCCCGACGCCACTATCTGGCTTTGATTGGCCTCGTCGCGGAGCTTCTTGTAGCAATGCTCTATTACGTCTTCCAAGTGGTCGGAGAAGTAGTTGCCCTCGGGCGCAATCTCTACCGACTTGCTGTAGCGGTCTCCGCGGGCGTCGATACACAGGGCGCTGAGGTAGATCGTCCAGCGGTGGGGGATGCCGCAGACAGCCTGGCCAATCTTCCCTGGAGCGATGTTCTTCAGCGATTTGTAGTTGATCATGCCCTGTCGGCCACTGGGGTCGATGTTCACCACTGCGACGTGGTTGGCGGCCAGCAGCGACCGGCAGGATCGGTCAATGCGCGCTTTGAGGTTGTGCGCCTTGCGTTTGCTCATAATGCCTCCGCTAGTTTGCGCAGCGCGTTACGCTCAGCCCTCGTGATTGGCGGCTTGCGGCGCTTGAGGATGGTTTCGGGATCGATCTTGGTGGAGCGGGGCGGTGGCAGCGGTTTGCGTGGCGGGCTTGGCAACTGCGCGACTGTCCCGCCAGCGGCCAAGAACTCCGCCGTACGCTCCGATATCGAGTAAGCGTCCTGGCGGTGCTGCTCGACCAGGCTGAGGTGGTTGCTGATCATGATCAGGCTCCTAAACGATGGGCTTGTGCCCTAGCTCTGTCTGCTACCTCGTCAACCATGCGATTCAGTTCCAAGTTGAACTGGACCAGCTCTTTGTGAAGGTTGGCGATGTAGTCTTCGTCGCGGTAAATCGTTTCGATGTAGAGCTTGCACTCGTCGTCCTGGCGAGAATCGAATGACAGGAAGTCCCACCACTTACGTCCCGTCACGAACATGCAGCCCTGGACTTGCGGCATGTGTTCCTCGGGCATGCCTTCAAGCCAGGTCCTGACGTGAATCGCCTCGCTGAAGGGGTTCTTCGATTCGATTCCGCCATCAATGTCTATCAGTCCGTCAGGGGAGCACCCAAGCCAGTCGTACTTTGGGTGAACGATGAATCCTGACTTGGTCACCACGTTGCCGGTCAGCATCTCGTATGCGTCGTGGGATGGCTTCTCTTGCTCATGCCCCCACGCAAGCGACTTGCTGCTGACGCTGTGCTTGGCGCGCCTTGCTAAGCGCTCAAAGCACAGCTCGTGCATATAGGTGGTGCGGGCGCCTTGCGGAACTCGTTTGCCGTTTTTGTCCGGCTTCCCCCAGGCCATCACATCTTTGAAGCGGCTGGCTGTCACGCGGCCAGATCGGTCCGCATGCCACTTCTCTGTGCCCTGAAGTTCCGTTCTCACTATGCCGCCTCCTCTGCCTGGGACTGGTCGCCGTTATGGCCGGTCATATCTGTAAAGTCGGCATCGACAGTCGCCGCCATGGCTTTGAGGGCTTCGTGGCACTCCAGGCCGATTGCTGCGCGCTGCTTCGGCTTGAGACCTGCCCAGGCTGCCGCATAGGCCTCGATGTCTTGCTGCTTCGCGACGACCAGAAGGTCTGCAAATACACCGTCGATTTCTGGTGAAGGGGATTTGGGGCCGAACGAAACGCCAGCAGCGGCAGCAGTGTTTGCAGCATGCTTAGCGGGAGTAATGTCGATCTCGCCACCGTACGAGTCTTCGAATTCATCAGGGGTATAGACGCCAAGGATGACGTCAGGGCAGAAGAGGCGGGCCCACTTTTTAGTGACCAGGTACGCGATTTGCTGCTTTGGGTCTTCCGCCCAAAGCGTAGAGTTGCGAGTACGGACCTGAGTCAGCAAAAGCTCAAGGGTGCGTGGTTCGTCTTCACCCCGGAAGGTCGCCCAAACCTTAACGCCGATACCTTTTTCGTCGTCAAAGCTCCAGGCCGGAACGCGGTATTTTTTAAACTCTCCGGTGTCCTCGTCCTTTTTGGTCTTGCTGGTGACTTCACGCATTTTCCCGATGACGTTTTCCCAGGGGCCAAACCATTCGAAGTTAAGGCGACTCTTGACTGGCGCCTTGGCGATGATTACTGCGTTAACGAGCTGCGCCTCATAGCTCAACGCGCCACCGTTGACGATGAAGGTCTTCTGCGCAACGGCGAAGGGATTCATCTGCCACTGCATCGCTTGAAGCACCACCGCCATGCAGTCGGCCTGGTTACCCTTGAGATGTTTCGGGACGGTGGTCACTCCCTTCGACATCATCATTGCGAGGTCACTCATCGACCGCATGGTGCCCGGGTCGAGGATGAGTGCTGCCGCGTTGTGCGATGGGTCGTGGTAGGTGGCGAGGCCGGTTTGTGCTTGAGTGTCTGTGTCGGTCATAGCGCTCTCCGTAGCCAGCATGGGTTGTGCTGGCCGTCAGATGGAAAGGGTGGTTAGAAGCGGATGGCACGAAGCCAGGCGAGAGCAGTTTCGAGGTCTACGTCAAAGCCCAGTGCTACAACCTCGACAATGTCGTCAACTGCCGGTGCGGACGTAGTCAAATCGTCCTGTTCAGCTCTGGTCGCCTGTGAGATGACTGGTGCGACCTCGGCCTTCGCTTCGATCGACGCAGGAGCCGTAGCAATGACCGGAGCCGGCGCGGCAGCTTGTGCGCGCAGGCGGGCCAGTTCTTCCTGATCACGTTGGTTCTGCTCGTCCTTCAAACGCTGGGCATCTTGATCGCGCTGCAGTTGCTCGCGCTGCCGGTTGAGTTCTGCCTGCTGGTCTGCAATGCGCTGGCGATCTTCTGCTGCGATCCGTTGGCGTTCCTTTTCTGCGTTTTCATCGGCAATCCTTTGCTTCTCGCGCAACTCGTCGAGCTCTTTCTGCTGGGCTGCCAGCTTGGCGGCAGCCTCTTCACGCTCGACAGCAGCCCTGTGCAGCGTTTCAAGCTGCTCAATAGCGTTGTCCCGGGCGATGGTGCCTTCCGCTTCGAACTCGGCATATTCCTCTGGCAGGATTACCGACTCTTTGACGTTCTGCAGGACGCTCGCAACATCAGCGGCGCTGCGGCTTGCATATGCGGCAGCGACAGAACTGAAACGGGTAATTTTTGCCCGGATGGCTTCGATTCGCTCTTGCTCCAGGCGCTCTTTCTCGGCCTTAGCGTCGGCGACGCGCTTCTCCTCCGCCTTGATCGCTTCATCAATTGGCTCTTCAAGTACGAGGACGCGAGCCCTAAGCGTTTCGCCAAACTCTTTGACTTGATTGACACGGGCCTGCGCCTCTTTGACCTTCTGCTGATATGGCACCAGCGCCGTCTTGGTGGTGTTCGCCAGGGCATAGCGCACGTCGCGGATATCGACGCGAACCTCCTTCGCATTTGCCAAGCCTTCGCTCGTCGAGCAGTCAACGACCAGCTTCGCGTAGGTTGTTTCCAGGCGAACGATTTGTTCTTCGTGAGGCCGATATTCAGCGATGTCGGTGACCGCGACCGCAGGGGATACAGCTTTTTGCGCATCTTCGGCTTCGCTCATTTCGCGCGATTCTTGTGCAGGTGCTTTTTTAGGATTTGTGGACATGACGATCCCTCGCCGCGCCTGGCGCAGCATTGAAAGTGTTGTGGTGGGTTGGCGCCGTTAAGCGGCGGAAACGGTAGAGGTGTTGTAGTTGGCGTAAATCTTGTCGATGCGGGCGCGGAAGTAACGATGTTCGTTCTCGTCTATAACCCGAAGCATGAAAGCAAGGGTTACGCACGATGTGGCCGCCGCGCTGGCGTTTGGCTTGCCCAAGTCAAGAATTAGGTTTTCGATTTCGCCTTCGATCCAGCGAACGGCTGTCTGGTGGTTTCGCTGTTTAAGATCCATGCTTCACCTCGATGGGCGGACAGACCAGCTCCATCTGAGCCATGGCCAGACCGATGCGTAGTTTTAGGCTGGCCCGCTCCTTGAGTCGTCGCGCCTCGCGCTTGGCCAGATCATCAGCCGTGTACTCGTGAAACAGATCGACGTGCTGTTTCCTTCCGAAGTCGGGCAAGTCCCAGCGCCTGTCGGATTCCCTTGCCTGGGCGCTATCCGCGTAGCTGGTTGGCATTGCGAGTCTCCAGGCGCCGAGCGAGGGCGCAGGCTTCGTTGTGTTGACGGCGGAAGCCCATAACCTTGCCTGTCTGGCTATCTACCACATGGTAGAAGTCACGGCCCGCAGGCTTCACCGTCATTCTGAAGGTGACCACTGGCATTGGCCGATCAATCAGCCGGTAGAAATCGGCAGTGGCGAGAAGGGAGCGCTGATGCAGACCGTCGACAATGTCGCGGCGCATTTGGATGTCAGGGTGCATGGTCGCCTCCAGGCGTGATTACTCGATGGGTCGCATGAGGTGCGGTTGCCAATGGGTTACCCGATGCTCGAAGCGTGATCCGTCCGGATAGCGCCAATCGATGCCGTTCCAATAGAGGAAGCTCGATCCATTGGCGAACCGTTGCGCCTTTTTCGCTGGGGTGTAGGCAATGGCGTGGTGCTTTCCGCCACCCTTCGGCAGATCGGGCAGCCTGTCGCTGCACTTGATCCAATCGCTCATGGCGACCTCCAGTGTTTGGGGTTAGGCGGTAGCCTTGGCGATGATGCATTCGGCGTCGGCCAGGGCCGCGTGGTAATTGCCCAGGTGCGCGGCGCCGAGCCTTGCCAGCCCGACTAGATTTGTCAGGCTCTCCAGCAGGTCGCGAGAGGCCGCCATTGCCTTCGCGGTGGAAAGCGCTTCGGCGTGGGTGATCTCGCAATCGGCAATCACCGGGTGCGCGTCTCGCTGAGCCACGATCGCGACACTCTGATAAGCCGGGCAACGATCTGTATCAATGATCCGGAAGCCGCCTGTCACCGCGACCTCATCCACTTGAAGCACCATGTCGTTTCCTCCGTTGGTTCACCTGTATTCGTCAACACTCATTCCTCCCGCTGGTTGCCGATGGGCGCGGGGGAGGAGTGCTGACGTAATAGAGGTGGGGAAGGGGGGATGCCGGTCTTTCCCGGCTGTCATGGCGCTGGTTGTTCAGTCGTACAGGCCATAACTGAAATCGTGCTCGTCGCAATCGATCACCAGCTTGGCACCACCGAAGTAGAGGGCCGCAGTGAGCTTTTCCCACTTCTTGTAAATCATGAAGTTGCGGCCAATGGGTGCGCCGTCCAGCTTCGCGCTGTAGACCTCACCGAAGTCGTAGCCCCGGTCGTTCTGGCCCTTGACGCTGATGCTGATCCGATTTGCCAGCTCCCATTCGGTGCGCTTGGTACCAGAGGAGTATCGAGATGACGAACTGCGCTCTTCCGGCTGTGGGTCAAAGCAGATGTGCATGTGCTTGCTGCTGCCGATGTAGTCGTTTTCAGCCTCACGAATGGTGATGTGCGGGCTCTCCCATTGCTCGTCGGTTGCACGCTCTTTGTTTTCTTCGATGAAGGCATTCAACAAATCGCTCAGGTTTACGAATTCCGGCACGATGTCGTCTTTCAGCGCATCGTCGATCGCTGCTTGCGAACGACGGAGCATTTCGCCTGTAACGCCTGAAGACTCCCACTGTGTTTTCAATGCGGTAGCGATCAGGTCGTTGTAGCGAGTCAGCTCAAACAGATCGCTCACGTTGGATGGCAGCGCATCTTTAATGGCCTGGCTGACCAGCTTGCCCATGTCGCTGTAGCTGCGGAAATTGTCTTTGATGATGTCGGTGAACATGCTTTCCACATGTTTATCGATGATTTCGGCTGGCTTGGCGCTGTCTGTGAATCGGGTTACGCCATCCATCAGCATGGATTGAAGTGTTTGCTCGTTCATTTGGTGCTCCGTGCTTGATCGGTTGTTTTCCCAATGCACCCGACCGAACTGCAGTTGGGTGCATCAGTGAAAACTTCCGCGGTAACCCGCTACTGGCGTCGGTCACCGGCTTGAATCAAATGTTCTTCCAGCCGCGGGCCTTTCGGCTTGTTCTCCCGCTGGATAACTGTTCTTGGCGCTTTACGCTGCACGCCCGGGTCAGTTGCCAACCCTCTGAACCGTTTAGGCCGGTTCATCGCTGCCTTTGAATCTGGGCCGGTGGTGATCCGGCAAGGGGTGAAACCAAAGAGCGGTAGGCTGTGAGGCCCTGTCGAGCCCTGTTGGGTGACTCGATGGAGCAAAGATAAGCTAATGCCTAATCACCTGTAAATAGGTAATGCCTAATTATTTAAAGAAATTTCTCCTGCTGGTTATTCCCCTTTTTGGTGGTGACATTCAGATCGGGGCTGATATAAGCTTTGCCTAACCTGTATGGATATACAGCATTTAACCGGGAGGGGATTTCATGGCGAAGAAGCAGGCGGTATCGGCAGCACGGCAGGAAATGAGCGGCATGGCGCGTCTGGGGCTGCGCGTCTCATCGATGATCAACCACCCCATCGCCCAAGAGCGGCGGGAGGTGACGATTCACCGCCTGGACACGGATGGAGATCGCGAGTGGGAAGAGGTGCTGAGCGTAATCGCCGAAACCGACGAGCTTGAGCTGACACTCAATGACGACGGCAGCGTGACGGTGAGGTGGGAGCAGCAGGAAGTCGAGGTAGCGGGGAGGGGAGAGGTCGAGTTTCAGCCAGAAGAAGAGGCGGCGCCTTTCTGATAGGCATGAAAAAGCCCGCTCGTTGCGGGCTCACTTAAGCATGGTTAGTCAGTCCGTAATCGGTGGGTACTTGCCGCTCACCGAGTCTCTGTAGACGATCTCGCTGAACAGCCTGGGGCCATCACGCATAGTGACCAGGGCTGCCTTGGCCTCTTCCTTGGTTTCATATGGGCCGGCACCTACGGCCAGGCCGATCATAGAAACTACTGGAAGCCCGGTACTGGTAATTGCCTCAATGGTTCGCTGCTGTTCTTCTTCGTCACGGCAGGCAGTTGATGCAACCCATCCATTTTTAAGGCGCGGGGCGGCTAGTGGCTCAACATCGGCGCCGCAGTGCTTGCACTTGACCGCAGCAGTCTTGATGCTCTCGGCACACATAGGGCAGGGGCGAGTGTCTTTCTCTGCCTGGGTAGAAGCGGGGGAGCCCTTACCGCCCAGCAGAACCATGAGCAAGCCCGCGAGCGCGATCATGCCACCAACGATCGTATGGATCTGTCGGTCGGCCATCAGGCCCATGTTGTTTACTCGGCCGCCAGCGCCGGTCGGCACGGAGACATCCATGCCCAGTGCGAAGATCAGCCAGCAGACGCCAACAATCAGCGCGAACATCCCAAATCCTTTCATTGGATCCCTCCCGTAATTGAGCCAGCACTCTACCATTCGTGGCGTACAGCCACCATCGGCCCTGCGGACGATCAATTGCTGCTAACGACGCGAATCGGTCGCACGTCCAAACTAATGCGCTCGTGCCCCAGTTATCACGTAGAGGACGTCAACGCCGGCTTTTGCGACATTGGCCAGGTAGTTTGCGTTCGGCACTCGAGCGCCTCTCTCATAGTTGCCCTGGGCATTGACCAATACGCCTCCGGCGGTCGCAAGTGCTTGCTGTGTGAGGCCCAGGCGAACCCTTTCTTCCTTGAGCCGATCAGTGATCTGTTTCATTGGGTATACCTCACAATTGGGCAGACACCTTATCACTTAATTCGCAGGCACCTTTTGAGGGGGCGAATACCAGGTCTTGCGCTGCGCTATATCCAGGAACAAAAAGCCCGTTCAGTGGCGGATAAACCGGAGTTACGAAATCTTGTGATAACCCAAATTACTGAACACTCATACGCGCTCCGAACTCAATAAACTGTGTCTTATTTGGTGGTGAGCATGAGCAACGACAGGAAGGAAAATGCGCTAGCCCTTTGGCGCTCCATGATGGAAGAAACCGAACTGTATATCGACTATGAGGAGCTTTACGAAATTCTCATCGAAATGGCAAACGGCTTGATGCGTGAAGGAGTTGTCACTGAGGCTGAGTGGCTTGATCTCGTTCGACAGGCCTCCAAGATTCTGGCTTAGTCAGTCCACGGGTCCAGATCGGGGAATGCAATAACAAAAAGCCCGCCAGTAGGGGAGAGGCCATGGCGGGCTTGGCCCTTGGCCAGATGGATAGACGCCTCACTGGCGATAGACCAGATCGGGAAGGGCGGATACAAGAAGCCCGGCGCTGGGCCGGGCTCGTTTTGATTATTTCACGATGCTAAGGCGTGGCTTTTGCTTGAAATTATACAAATTACCAAAGTCTTCAGGCGCCAATCCAAGGATGCTCATTAGATCTTCAAGCGAATATCCCAGATCTTCCAGGTGAAGCTCCAGAATCTCTGAAGTCAGATGAGCTTTCTCATGCGGAAAGTCCAGTTCAGCGGGCTCCCTCATTCGATAGCCGAGGCTGCCGATTTGTCTCCACATATAATCGCTCTGAGACTTTGTAATTGCACCGATCGTGCCCGCCCTATAGAGCAAGGCGCTCATAGATACTTTCCATACAGGCTTAAGCGCGGCCAGCGACTGTATGCTGATGTTCTTCAACTGATAGAAAATATCTTTTTCTGGCATCAGTAATGCGGCTGCGAATTTGTTGGCCTCATCCTCCATCGTTGGACTGGGTTGTCGATGCATCACTAAATGACCGAGCTCATGAGCAAGTGAAAATCTCATTCTATCTGCGGATTGATTTTTGCTCAGAAAAATACAAGGCGGCATCCCACGAATGGCAAGGGTTACGCCGTCAATTTTTCCAGCAGGAAAATCGCAAACAAATATCAAAACGCCAGCGCGCTCCACGAAATCGGCGAGATTTTTGATAGGTCCGTCAGGGATCATCCACGATCTTCTGACCAAGAATGCGATCTCATCGGCATCGCCATTGTACTGGTCGATGTCTAGATAAGGGAGCTCATAATCCTTTGCGAGGTCGACGGATTTAAGAAGCTTTCGGTAGTGCATGATGCGCAGATTCATTTCGGCCTGGATGGCGTCAAGCGTCTTCTGCGGGACAGTAGCCTTCTTGCGATAAGCATGAACACTAACCGGCAGCCCATACACCCGATCCTGGTTAAAAAAATATTCCCTAGGAAAGGAAAGGCACTTGCAGAAGGCTTCAACCATTTCCTCGGCAGGCTCCATTAATCCATTTTCAATCTTTGATAGGTAGCCTTGAGTGATGCTCATGGATTTGGATAGAGCGCTCTGGCTGAAGCCGCGAAACTGCCTGGCCAGCTGAAGCATCTCAGGGTTAAATGTATTGCTCATCACGATGGTCGGGCCGGTTTGCTTTCAGTAGGTTTAACTGGCGCCAGCTCTTTCTTGACTGTTGCTCGGCGCCTTCTCGCGGGCTGGGCGCCCTGCGAATCCTTCGATGGCGCTGCGGGCAGTCCAGTTGGGATAGCTTCAACAGGCGCGACTGGTCGCTCATAAACTGGACGGGACCAAGCTACCGACTCGCCATCCCTGCGAACCATGCGGACTTGAAAGATCTCGGTTTCAAGCTTGTTGAGGATGTAAATAATTTCGGTCTTTACTGCCTCTGGAATCCCAAGAACCTGCTGTTCGGGGTCGTGAAAGGCAAGAGCCATAGGCGTAGGGTAGTTGCTGCTGAACCCCTTTTCGTCGCCTTTTTTGAAGCGAAATGCCAATTGCTGGCCAATCATGAAAATACAGGTGTTTCCCGCCCTGTTAACGTGGACGCCAGGGAGCGGATCAAGCGCCTCTTCCAAAGCTCCAATAGTGTAATCCCAAACAACGTTCGCCCGAGTTCTGTTATAGAACTGAGCTCGATTTGGCACCTCAAGCCATTGCTTCCAGCCTTTGAGTACGGCTTCTGCGATGACCTGTTCGTAGGGTTTGATGAGATTGCTGATTTCTGAGTCGGATAACTGGGCGGTCATACAGGAGCTCTCTCTAAGGCTTGAGAGAATCATAGAGCAGCTACAAAATATTAGTCAAATTATTCCAAAAAATATTCCTAAATGCGCCGACTTCCTATTTTAGCCTTGTTTTAACCCCTTCCTTGTACCTTGCCGCGTCACGCTTTCAATGCCTTCTGCACCTCATCCCCGCGCACCGTAGAAGTGGTTCAGCAGCATCAGCTCAACCACAGCCACGAAAGCGCAGACCACGACAAAGCCAGGGCTGAAGACTCGCTTGCGATGGGATGAACTGCCGTCCGGCCAAATGCCAGCTTCGGCTGTGAAAACCAGCATGAGCGCCATCAGAGCATAGGTCCACACCTTGCTCCAGAAGCTCTGCTCTCGCCATGCAGTCATTTTTTCTGTTCCGCAGACCGAATTATCCGGCCGTCCTTCACCTCATCCGCATAACCCGCCAGTCGATCCTCGTCCGCATGAAGCACGGTACACATCCTCAGCACGGCTTGGGCGTCCGCCTCATTCCTGGCAAGGCTCAGTCGCTCTGCAATCCTCATCAGCTCTACGGCCGACCACTTGAGGTCTGAGGCGATGCCTTGTAGGTCGCGCTTGAGATCTTGGTTTGGTTTGTCGAGGGTCATAATGCGTCCTTACAGATCTATGGCTCGAAGGCGCTCAATGGCGTCTCTGAGCTTTACGGACTGCTCCAGGGCTGCTTCGCCGAGATCGATAAGGCCTGCATTCATTAATTCCACTGCCTGACTGGCCAGCGTTTCGGCGATAGCTTCAAGGTTCGCCGAGTAAGCTTCAATCTCAGATTTTGCAGTCTGCGTCATAGCCATGTTCTCCGCATTTATCTGTGCGATTATTTACCTAGCGACTGACGCGCGTTATATGCGCCGTCTTTACCTCATCCGCATACCCATCCATCAGCTCCTCGACCTCCTGGAACCTCATAGCGATCGCTATCAGTTCGCGAGCGTCATCTTCCTGGCCGGCATCAGAAAGCTTTACAGCAGCCTGCTTCAGGTCGACGCCTGACCACTTGAGCAGGGCGGTAGCCTCTTTAAGGTCGCGGTGCAGTTGCTGGTTTGGCATGGTGAGGGGCATGCAGTCTCCTTGCTGTTTCTTCGATCCTACTCAGATTCGGTTCGCGTTATCAGTCCAGCACCAACCTCGTCTGCGAGGGCGGCGAGCCGATCCGCATCATCGTATAACTTCGCTACCAGCTTTAGGACGGCTGCAACATCGATATCTTGGCAGTCCTTAGTGATGTTGATTATGCCGCCCGCGGCTTGCTCGAGGCCCAGCCCAAGGTAATTGAGCTCGTTGCACAGCTGTTTGTTGGGCTTGGTGAGGGGCATGGGCTATACCAGATTGGCATTCCAGACGAGCAGCACACGCGCCTGGATGTACGTTTCATCAAGAAAGATGTCCTCGGCCTTGTGCTTCCGATTGTCCGACAGCATCTTGAATTTGTCCTTACCCTTCATTTGCAGACGCTTGATGTACTGAAAGCCTTGGTACGAGAAGAAGTAGATTCCATCGCCAACGAACTCTTTGATGCTGACATCGACCAGTAGCGGATCGCCATGCTTGATGGTTGGCGTCATGGACTGCCCCCAGCCGGTGATCATCTTCAGATGGAAGTGCTCTTTGAACTCGACGCCCATGGCTCGGAGCTGGGAGGGGCTGACGCGCACGTCCTGGAGCATCTCGGGGAAGTCATGAGCAATTTCGCCGCCGCCCAAGGCTCCGCGTACGTCATAGTGAGCAATCCATACTTCGTCGCCCACCTTTCCAGGCCTGTAGGCGTCATGCACCAAGCCGCCCAACTCCTCGCCCAGGGCGTCATCTTCCGCAATAGCTAGAAGCCTCATTAGCTTGTCTTCGCCGAGGCGCTTCCCAGCAAGCATTGCTCGGAACTTCTCGACGGCGGTCGAAGCAGGCTCTGGCTCAGCAACTAAAACGCCAGTTCTGGCGCCGTCTCCAATATTTTCATATGAAAAGCCAGGGCGCAGACCCCAGTGCTCTGGGCCAACGACATCGGAGAAATAGGCGATCACGTCCATCAGCTTCGACTTGTCGATCCTGCCGTTTTTCACCCAGCCCTGTATCGACGGAGGCTTCACGGAGAAGTCGTCTGCGAGGTCTTTTTTCGATACGCCCTTGGCGATCCGCGCAGCTTCAATGGCTGCGCCTAATTCTGGTCCGGTAAGCATTGCCTAATTAAGCCTATTGCGCTGACGGTTAGGCAATGGCTTGCCCGTGATAAGGTAATGCCTTATATTCGACACAAATCTCCAGGAGAGAACTCATGAAATCAGCAGAAGCGGCCAAAGAAGCATCTCGCTTGCTGGGTAGTCAGGTGGAAATGGCGCGCCTGCTGCAGGTCACTGCACCCACCGTTAATCAGTGGTGCTCCGGCGAGCGCGCAGTCCCAGCAAAGCGCGCAGTTCAAATCGAAGCATTGACCGGTGGCGTCGTAAACCGCGCCGACCTTTGCCCATCGTTTCCATGGGGGCAGATCGCTTCGGCATCTATTGAGGCTTCGCAGCAGTCCGCCGCCTGACATCCCCGTCCGCCGTTCCATTGAAGCCAGATTAGAAGAGAGCAGTCCCCATGCAAACGTCGAACTTGCGACACGAAACACGCGATGCGGTCTTGGTCGCCATTGCGCGCGACATGATCGCGAGAACGAGCATGAGCCAAGACGGCTTCGCTGAGCAGCTCAACCACCAGCTGTTTACGCGAGCGCCGGAGCGCTGCAAGGAAAAGGGTTTTCCGGATTTACAGGGCATGACCAAAACCGCAGACATGCAGGCCTACGGTCGCGCCTACAAGGCCTGGAGCAAGCGCGTAGAGCGCTGGCTCGATGACAGCGGCGACCGCATTGAGATCCCTTCGTGGATTGAAGAGTCATGGGTTGCAGCCCTGGATCAGCCCTGGCGTGACCGCGCATTGATTGAGCTGTCGAGTCGCTACGGTCTTTTGGCTGTTAAGCAGGTTGGCTCTGGTATCGACGACGCCTTGCAGGTGTTCGCCGGTATCTCAACGAGTTTTGGGCTCGTAGCTGGCCTGGGCGGAAAGGTTTTTGCCGATGGCGTGTTTGACCAGAAAGACCAAGTTTACGCCGAGTCATTTGAAACCTTCTGCCGGTCCCTTGCCGCTCATGCCGTCGCAATGGCAGATCGGGCCGCGCTTGTTGGTTCGAAGGCTCACTAAATCACAGGCACAAAAAAACCAGGTTCGTGGCCTGGCTCATTGCTACATCAGCGAGGCAATAATGAATACACAATCAACCCCCGTCAATACCTCCAACAATCTCGCGCCACGTTTTTCGCAATCTGAAAACGTGGCGCGGATTAAACCAGTGACACCTTTCGACTTCCACGGCTTTCCCGTCCGCGTAATTGACGACGGTCACGGGGAGCCATGGTTCATCGCCAAGGACATCGCCGAAGCCCTGGGCTACTCCAACACGTCGAAGGCGATCAATGTCCACTGCAAAGCGGTCAGCACCTGCCATACCGAAATGGGAGGTCAGGTCCGCGCAGTGCAAATCATCCCTGAACGCGATCTCTACCGGCTGGTGATGAAGTCCAAGCTTCCGGCTGCTGAGCAGTTCGAAGAGTGGGTGGTTGGCCAGGTCCTGCCGACCATTCGAAAGACCGGCTCTTACACCGGCCAGGAGACGAACAACTCCAAGGTCATTGGCGAACTCGCCATTCTGGAATGCTTCGATCGCCTGCTGAAGCCGGCGCCCTCCAGCAAAATGATGATGCTTGTGCAGATCGCCGCCAACAACGGCCTGGATGCCAAATTCCTCCCAGGCTATGCAGTGGACGCCGCCTCCGACGCTGCCGGCGGGTCTTCGATGCCGACCAAGGCAATCACCGCCCTGATCAAAGATCACGCCATCGCCAGCACTGCCCGCGCCTTCAACCTTGCACTTGAGGCCCACGGCTTCCTCAAGGTCCTCCAGCGCAAAAACTCCAAGCAGGAAATGGTGGACTTCTGGTCTGTGACCGAGAAGGGCATGGCCTACGGCAAGAACCTCACCAGCCCTCAATGCCCCCGCGAGACGCAGCCTCACTGGTACGTGGATCGCTTCCTTGATTTGGCCGCTAAGGTCGGGAAGGCCTGACATGCAATACACCGTCACGATTAATCAGGTGAAGGCGCTGGAGTGGGGGCTGAATTCTCAGCAGGCCCTGCTGTTTGCCTTCGTCTACGGCTGCCCGAGCTGGACCAAGCCAATCAAGACCGATGACGGGGTCTTCTTCGCGCTGAGCAAGGCAAAGATCACTGAGGAGCTGCCGCTGCTCACAGACAAGCCAGACACCGCTTACCGCATGCTGAAGGCCCTGGAAGAGGCCGGTTTGATTGAGCTTTCCAGCACTTCGAACATCACGCTTTTTCGCCTTACCGAGAAGGCCATCGAGTGGAACCAGAAGCTTGATGGGTCGGAAAAATATCCGACCCCACCAAAAAACAAAGGTCGGAAAAATATCCGATCTACCTCGGATAAATCTCCGAGCAAGGTCGGAAAAAAATCCGAGCAAGGGTCGGATAAATCTCCGACAAATCAGGATACCAATCATCAGGGTACCAATCAGGTCACCAGTCAGGACTTGCAGGACGCCACCGGCAAGCCGGCTCAGTCCCGCGGCTTGGTGCTGGTGGTTGATCGCACCGATGCCCCACGGGTTGAGATCCCCGCCGATATGCCGGGCCCCAAAGACCAGACCTGCAAAACCTTCAAGGTCTGGGCGAACTACGCCATGGCTTACCGCAAGCGCTACAGCGCCTGGCCTGTGTGGAATGCCAAGGTCGGTGGCCAGCTCGGACAGTTGGTCGACCGCCTCGGCGCCGATGTAGCTCACCACGTCGCCGCCCACTTCCTGAAAACCAGCGACGCCGCTGTGCTGCGCAAGTGCCACAGCCTCAACGAGCTGCTGGCCAACGCCGAGAGCTATCACACCCAGTGGGTAACCGGGCAGCGCATCAACGGCACAACTGCTCGCCAGATGGAGCGGACAGAGGCGAACCACTCCGCAGCGGAGCAGGCCGCCCAGATGGTTCTGGCCAAACGCCAAGCAGGTGACCGCAATGAATACCTCTGAAATGAACGACCAGCAGGTTGCCGGGCTGGCCGCCGCCATCTGCGCCACAGCCGAGGCCATGGGCCAGGAAATGAACCCGGGGACCGCCGCAATGATGGCCGAAGACCTGTGCGCCTATCCGGTGCCAGCGGTCAAAGCCGCGTTGAAGGCCTGCCGCTTCGAGGTGAAAGGCAAGCTGGCTATGGCTGACATCCTCCAGCGCGTCCAGGCCTCCGACGGTCGCCCGGGCAAGGACGAGGCTTGGGCCATCGCAATGACCACCAACGACGAATTCGAAACCGTGGTGCTGACCGACGAAATCCAGCTGGCCCTGGCCGCCGCTAAACCGGTCCTCGACGCCGGCGACAAGATCGGTGCGCGCATGGCGTTCATCAGCGCTTACGAGCGGTTTGTCGGCCAGGCCCGCCAGGACACGAAGCCGGTGAATTGGCATGTCTCCGTGGGATTTGACGCTGGTCGTCGCATCCAGGCTGTCACCAAGGCTCTGGAGTTGAAGCGCATTCCCAGCGAACACGGCCAGAAGTACCTGGCAGACCTGAGCGTTGAGCCGATCACCGAGGATGGGCGCGCCCTGGCTGGCCTGATCACTGGCGCCGTTACCCGGCCGGCTCCAGCGCTGCGCGAAAAGTTGCAGATGGTGAAGGATTCGATGCTGGAAATGCGCGCTGCCAGTGCTGAAAGGAAGGATGAAATGCGGATAGACGCGGCCAATGAGTTGGCAGATCGCCGGGCGCTGCTGCTGAAGCAGGCGCGGGACTTGGAGCAGGAGAGGGCGCCGCAATGAATGAAGCCAGACAGCAACAGGTGCTCGCCGGGCAGTCCTCAATAGCTAAGAAGGTTTTCGGCTACGTCCCAATCCAAACGAGCTGGAGCAACCACGAAATCCACGGCGCGGTATCGACAGCCAAGGCCACCAACGCATCGCCTTACGCCATCCGCCGCGCCCTGGGCGAACTCAAGGAAGCGGGCCTGATCCGCGAGCCAGTCGGCGGCAAGTTTCAGCGTGACGCAGCAACCCCTAAACCCAAAAAGGAGCAGGCCGTGACCCAGGTAGCCAAGCAGGCAGTTGTTTCGACCAAGAAGCCAGAGGCCGGCGCCCTGGATGTTCTCGCCGGCTTGTCGGTCGAGGTGGTCAGCTTGGCCGATGAGATTGGTCAGCGCTTGAAGACGCTGGCCGGCCGCATCGAAGAAGTGGCGCTGTCGGTTGAGGCTGAGCGCGAAACCAATGCCGCTGCCGTGGGCAAGCTGAAGCAGTTGCAGGAGCTGCTGAAGGGGATCTCGCAATGAAACGAGCAAACCCAGCACAGCTACGCCAATCCATTGAGATGGCGAACACCATGGTCAAGCACGGTATTCGTTTCGTGTGCATGCCGGTGGTGGATGAGGCGGACTTAGCCAATCTCGCCAGCCAGGCCGCCGAGCGCTTTGAGCGCATGGCATTGATCGCAGAAGCAGCGGAGCAACGGACATGACCGACAAGATGCGTGAAGAGTTCGAGAAAAGCCCGCGCTTTCGTGGGATGGATTTCACTCGCTCGGCGACTCACCCAGAGTTCTACGACAGCCCTTACGCGAACGGCGCATGGGACGGCTGGAAGGCCTCCCGCGAGGCGCTGGTGATTGAGCTTCCTGATTACACAAGCCCGTATTACGGCGGCGACCACTTCGACGAATGTCAGTACGCAGCTGACTGTGAAAAAGCCATCGAAGCCGCAGGCCTGAAGGTAAAGCCATGATAATCGACAAAGCGAAGCTCAAAGCGCTGGTCGAGCAGGGCAGCTTGCCTCCTATCATCACGGCTCTAATCGAGGAAATCGAAAGGCTTGAAGGGTCCGTACAAAGCCTTATCCAGATGGAAAGGAACACCGGCAATCGGGCGCTCGAATATGCAGGGAGGTGTGACCAACTCCGCGCCGAAGTCGCCGGCCTCGAGACCGGCTACGAAGCCTACGAGCGGGTGAATGCTGAGCTGAAGGCTGAGGTGGAAGTCTTTCGGGGTCTTCTTCGTGAGATGCGCGCCATCGGGAACCATGCGCCTGCGGAGCTGACGCTGCGTATCGACGCGGCCTTGGGCAAGGGAGTGCGGTCATGACTCTGGATTCAATCGCTTTATGGCTTGGTTACGGCGTGATGATGGTCGGTGGTGCGCTGCTGGTGGTGGCAATACTCCTTGCGATCAGCCTGGTTCTCTCAGCGAAGGTCGATCTGATCGGGAAGTACCTGCGGTTTTACTGGGACCTGAAGACATTGCGCGCGACCATGCGCCAGCTTGAGGCTGAAGGGAAGGTAAGCAAGACAACAGGGGTGAAGCCGTGACCAGCCTGCAGATCCGCAACGAATCAGACCGTGCCCGGGTGATTGGGCATATCGCTGGAATGGACATCACCAAGCCAAAGAAGCTCGCCATCACCGAAGTGGACCGTAGCGGGGAGCAGAACAAGGCCCTGCACGCGGCCCTGGCCGATATCGCCGCCCAGGTCGAACACGCCGGGAAGAAGTGGGACGTCCTGATCTGGAAGCGCCTGCTGACGGCCGCCTGGCTGCGCGAAACGGGCGACCAGCCGCAGCTGATACCGGCGGTGGACGGCAACGGCTTCGACGTCATCTACGAGCGCACAAGCAAGCTCACCGTCAAGCAGTGCGGCGATTTGATCGAGTGGGTTATGGCTTTCGGCGCCGAGCACCAGGTGCGATGGACACAGAAGGACAAATGGGGAGGGCGTTATTGAATGGCCATCGAAAGGAAGCAGCCCAAGCCGAAAAAATGCCGCGTTGCTACGTGCAGGGCCTCATTCGTCCCTTCGCGGATGGGGCAGGCGGTTTGCAGCCCGGCCTGCGCGATCATCGACGGGCCGAGGCATGCACCGAAGGCGCGAAAGGCGCTGGCCGACATCGAGCGCAAGGACATCAACGTCCGCAAGGAGAAGCTGAAGAGCAGGGCTGATCACCTTAAGGATACACAGAAGGCCTTTAACGCATGGGTGCGCGCCCGTGACGCCGAGTTGCCATGCGTGAGCTGTGGGCGTCACCACCAGGGCAAATATGACGCAGGTCACTACAGGACGGTCGGGGGCAATCCAGCGTTGCGCTTCGAGCCCCTGAATTGCCACCGCCAGTGTTCACAGTGCAACACCCAGCTTTCCGGGAACATCGTGAACTATCGAATCGAACTGGTTAAGCGTCTCGGCGTCGAGGCAGTTGATTGGCTGGAAGGTCCTCATGAGGCTAAGAAGTACACCATCGAGCAACTGAAGGCGATGACCGCCGAATACCGGGCAAAGACCAGAGAACTGAAAAAGGAGCAAGCCGCATGAAGCTGATCAATGCAAGACAGGTTTGGACCGAAGCACAACACGAATCGAACGCGTCGATCAGCGCTGCGGCCATCGACCGGGCGGAGTCGGCACCAGTGAAGACCGGAGGGCGCATCGGCAAGCGTGACGCCCAGTTCCCAGCCCTGGGCAGCGAGAAGGGGGAGGAGGCCGGGCGCTTCTCAGTGCCTGGGCAGCGGATCAGCATCAGCGAAACCCGGCGCACATCCGCTGGCAAGTCCACGGCCCGCGCCGCACACCTGGCAACCATCGGCAAAGTCCTGCGCGCCATCGGTACACTTCCATTCCAGGAGCAACAGTTCGGGCACTACCTGTATCACCCATGCATGACGCTCGCTCACGTTCTCAACGCCGAGAAGCTGATCTGGAGTTGCGTGGACTTTTCCACCCTGACCGAAGCCAAGGAAGCAAAGGTGCATTGCCTTGTGACGATGGCCCTGCAGTCCTACAAGGTGGAGGCTCATGACGGCGCTCAATGGGGTCCAGCTCGTATCGCCGAGGGCATGCTCAAGCTCTACGGCGTCCACATAGAGCCCAAAGTATGGGATAGGGACTGGAAAGAAGCGTGGAATTTCCTGCGAGACGCCATTGAGGAAGTGGATATTCGTGTGCAACAGCCGGTTTGGCAGGTCATTCACGCAGAAAAAGAAGAGGTGGCGGCATAAAGGTGTTGTCATGTTGGGGTTTTTGATGTACTTTCCCCATAGTGCACAAGTAACGCGAAACGCACACGAAACCTTAAACCCGGCCAAGAGCCGGGTTTTTTGTGCCAAAGATTTCCCCAAGCCCTCAGAGCCTCTGACTTGTCGCGCTGATGAGGGACCTGTTCAGGGCCTCTGCACATGCAGGGCCCTTTTAGTTTTCGGCTCCGCCACACCCATTGCTCCGAGCTGGGAGTGCTGTGTGAGCCGATTCAATTCCGCAGGCCACGACCTGCCATATTCCTAACTCCCTGACGGGGAGGAACCGAGATGTCCAACATGCCAGACAAACCAGACACCTGGGCGATAGCGCTTGCGTGGTTGAGCCAGCATTCGCCGATTCTCTATGCGGCTGCGTTGTCCTGTGCGATGGCTGTTCTGCGAATCACCTACGGTGGCGGCACGCGTCGCCAGATGATCGTTGAGGGTGCTATCTGTGGTGGCCTGGCCCTGACCATCATCAGCGGCCTTGAGTTCTTCTCGCTCCCACAGAGCATGGCTACCTTCGTCGGGGGCTGGGTTGGCTTCCTGGGCGTGGAGAAGATTCGGACCATTGCCGACCGGGTGACTGACTTCAAGCTGCCAAGCCGTAAGGTCGATTAAGCCGCGCCACGTTTTCGAATGCGCCAAATCGTGGCGCGCATTAATGAGGAATCACCCATGGATAACCAGCATAAGAAAATCACCGGCTACCGCGACCTGAGCCAGTCCGAGATCGACGGCATGAACTCCATCATGGCGCTTGAGGCTGACGCGGGCGAGCTGTTCAAGCAGATTGGCCAGATTGAAGGTGTTGACCCGCGCCTGCTGACCTTGGCCAAGACCAACCTGCAACAAGGCTTTATGTGGTTCGTGCGTTCCATTGCTAAGCCAGCTGATACGTTTAGTTAACGCCCGCTCCTATCGTCGAGGTTCATCGAGGGCCATAATCGCGCCTTCAATAAATGGAGGTGTGAATGAACGTTAAAATCCTAGATCAGGCACAGCACAGGGCAGTGAGAGACGCGAAGGGCAACCTGAAGAAAGCGGCGGAATTTGCGGATGAGTTTCGCACGATTTTGCAGCACCAGTTTGCTAAACCTGGGGCTCCCGAAGCGTGGGGTGTGGACGTTGAGTTCGACTCCAGCGGCTTAGGCTTCAAATTGAAAACTCCATTTGGCCTTGCTCGAGCTATTGCTGTCAGCTCGATTATCCATGGAAAGTCTCAAATTCGATATGTAATTGAGAAGGAAGTAACGCTTGAGGGTGACGTGCATGGGCACGTCAAGGTTGCTGCAATTTGCATTGACGAGTTTGGAGTAGTCAGTGCAGAGGATGACGGAGATAAACTCGCCAATTTGAACGTTATCGATGAGAGCCAAGTGCACAGAGAGGTTGGCGAAGTTGGCGTTTCGATTGTTCACGCGATAGGCGCTGAAGAGAGGTACTTTTCGCAGCAATAACATGCCATGGAGTAGTCAATGAACAAGCAATCCGACTGGGAGGCAATCGAGCGCGCCTACCGGGCCGGGTTGCTTTCAGTGCGTGCCATAGGTGAATCGCACGGTGTCAACCACGCGACCATCCTGAAGCGAGCAAAGAAAGAAGATTGGAAGCGCGACCTCACAGACCAGGTCCGAGCGGCAACCAAGCAGAAGGTAACCACGGCGGTAACCACTAAAAGTAACCAGTCGAAAGTGGTTACCGACGCCGAGATCATCGAAGAGGCGTCTGATCAGGCTGCTGCAGTCATCCTGGCTCACCGCTATGGTCTGGCGCAGTGGCGCGGCATTGCCGACAAGCTCAGCTACGTGCTGTCCGAAATGGAAGTGACCCCAGACAATGCCGGCGACTTTGCCCGGTCCCTGAACGCTGGTGTAGATGCCCAGCTCAAGGTCATCAAGGGTGAACGCCAGGCCTACAACCTCGACACTGAGACCGGTGACAAGACAGTCAGCGACCTGGCTGCACTGATGGACGATCTATCGAAGGAAGCCTGACATGAAGCCCGAGCACTTGAAGCTGCTCCGGGATAAGCGTTGGCGGTTGAACAACCTCTACTTCATCACGGACAAGCAGGGCAAGAAGGTCCGCTTCCGGATGACGGACGAGCAGATCGAATACTTCGACGGGATGCATACCCGCAACATCATCCTGAAGGCCCGGCAACTCGGCTTCACCACCGAGTGCTGCATCATCCAGCTCGACGCGGCACTGTTCGAGTCTGCCAAGTGCGCCCTGATCGCTCACACCTTGAACGACGCCAAGCGCCTGTTCCGGGAGAAGGTCAAATATGCCTACGACAACCTGCCTGCTGAGATACGCGCTGCTAATCCTGCTTCTAACGATGCTGCTGGTGAGCTTGTGTTCAGCAAAGGCGGATCTGTCTACGTGTCCACGTCCTTCCGGGGCGGCACGCTGCGCTACCTGCACGTGTCCGAGTTCGGGAAGATCTGCGCCAAGTTTCCCCACAAGGCCAGAGAGATCGTCACCGGCGCCTTCGAGGCTGTCGCCACCGATTGCTTTGTCACGATTGAATCGACGGCGGAGGGGCGGGCGGGCTACTTCTTCGATTACTCGCAGAGCGCGGAGAAGCAGCAACTGTCTGGCGTGGCCCTTGGCCTGCTGGACTGGAAGTTTTTCTTCTTCTCTTGGTGGAAGAACAAGGCCTACTGGCTTGACCCGACAGATGTGGTCATCCCGCAGCGCCTGACTGACTACTTCGACGAGCTATTCGCGAAGCACGGCATTGACACAAACCCAGGCCAGCGCGCCTGGTACGCGGCCAAAGAGAAGACGCTCGGCGACGACATGAAGCGGGAATACCCGTCACTGCCGGCGGAGGCCTTCCAGCAGTCGATCGAGGGCGCCTACTACGCGAAGCAGTTCACCAAGCTGTATGGCGCGCAGAGGATCGGCCCGCTACCGGACAACAGTCATCTGCCGGTGCACACGATATGGGATATCGGCGTTGGCGACTCCACGTCCATCTGGTTCGTCCGGATTGTTGGCGAGGAGTACCACGTCATCGACTTCTATGAGAACAGCGGTGAAGGCCTGCGGCACTACATGAAGGTACTCAAGGATCGCAAATACACGTATGGCGATCACTGGGGCCCGCACGACATCGACAACCGCGAATTCGGTAGCGACGGCAAGACTCGGCGAGAACTGGCCCGCGAGGGCTACGAGATCGACGGACAAAAATACAGCCTCAAGTTCAGCGTTGTCCCAAAGCTCGGCATCGACGAAGGCATTGAGCAGGTTCGGGAGATCCTTCCGGCCTGCGCCTTCGATGAGTCCAAGTGCGAACTGGGCATTTCCTGCCTGGAGAACTACCGAAAGGAGTGGGACGACAAGCGGGGCTGCTGGAAAGACAAACCACTTCACGACCTGTCATCGCACGGCGCGGACGCCTTCCGCTACTTCGCCGTCTCGATGGGCCGACGCAAACGCACAGGCGGAACACGCCGAATTGGAGGCTTGGCCTGATGCCAGTGCAATCGACAAACCCCGACTACGACGCGCACATCGCCGAGTGGGAGATGATGGACGACGCGCTCGAGGGTGAGTGCGCCGTAAAGCGCAACGAGCGCAACCTGCCCAAACCGAGCGGCATGGTAGAGGCTGAAAAGCTCGACGGCGCCGGCAACAAGTACCTGTACGAGAACTACACGAACCGGGCCCAGTACGAGCACTGGGTGCGCGACTCGCTGCGGTCGATGATGGGGCTGGTCTCGCGACTGATCCCGGAGATCGAGCTGCCCGCCGGCCTGAAAGGGCTGGAGGACAACGCCACAGCCGACGGCTTCGGCCTGAAGCAGTTGTTCTTCCGCATGGTGCGCCAGGCGATCTCCCACGGCCGGGTGCCGCTGGTGGTGAACATGGATGACCGCAGCGAGCCGTATTTCTCGACGTATGCCGCTCGTAACGCCACCAACTGGGACACCGCTGACCAAGGCGGACGGCAGGACCTGGTTCTTTCGGTGTTCCGCGAGTTCCGCAAAAAGGGCGGGGACCGATACAGCCATGACTGCGACACGGTATTTCGTGAGTTCTTCATGCAAGGCAACGTTTGCTACACCGCTGTGCGCAATGAAGGCGGTGAGCTGGTCGAGGACGAAAAGCCGCTGGGCACCACCGGTACCGACAACCGCCTGGTTAAAGGCCTGTCGTACTTGCCGGTGATCTACTGCGGCTCGACCGACAACTCGCCGGACGTGGACGAGGTGCCGCTGCTGACCATGGCGCGGGCCGCGCTGAAGTCCTACCAGTTGAGCGCTGACTACTTCACGTCGCTGCATCAGACCAGCCACCCGCAGCCGTGGGTCTCTGGCCTGGATGAGGCGGTGGAGTTGAGCGTCACCGGCCCATCTGCTGCGTGGGACTTGGGTCCGAACGGCGAATGCGGCTACTTGGAGTTCCAAGGGGCTGGTATTGAAGCTGTCCGCAAGGCGATGGACGACCAGAAGAATGCAGCACTTGAGGCTGGTGCCAAGGTCATGGACGTGGGCGGTACTGAGTCGGGCGAGGCGCGCAAAACACGCCAGAACGACCAGCACGCAACCCTACACAGCATCGTCATCACGGTGGCTGAGGCGGTGGAGCAGGGCCTACGGTACGCCGCCGAGTGGAAGGGCTACGACCCCAAGCAGGTCAAGTTCAAGGTGAACCCTGAGTTTGTGACCCCGGTGGTCGACGCCCAGGTGCTCGCCGAGCTGCTGAAAGGCGTAATGGCCGGCACGATCAGCGCGGACACCTATTGGCAGTACCTCACCACCGGCAAGCTGCCGGACCGCCCATACGAAGACGAAGCCGACCTGATTAGCGACGAGCGCGAGTCTGCCGGCATCAACTTGGACAAAGACGATGCCATCGACAAACCTGGTGCAGGCGGACAGCCAACTGCTGGAACAGACGACCCGCCACTCGGTAATGCTGGAGCGGCTTAAGGCTGGCGAGGTCAAGAAGTTCGAGAAGTACCTGCGCCAGATCGACAAGCTGGTGCGGGAGCAGTTGACCCGCAAGGAGCTGACCACCTACAGCCGGGATCGCCTTGAGCAGTTCCTGGCACGGGTGGACGGCAAGCTGCTGGACATCTACAAGGCCTACGGCGACCTGGTGCAGGCCGATCTTGTTGATATCGCGCTGTACGAGTCAACATTCGAGGCCAACAGCCTCAGCAATGCGCTCTCCATCGACGCAGTGGTGCCGAGCAATACCGTGATCCGTGCGGCTGTGTTCTCCTATCCGCTGCAGGTGAAGGGTATCGATGGCGGCAAGCTGCTCAAAAGCTTCGTCAGCGGCTGGACTCGCACCGAGACGATGCGTGTCACGAACACGATCCGGCTTGGTTTCGGCCAGGGCCAGACCAATGCTCAGATCATTCAGGCGATTCGCGGTACCGCGGCGCAGAACTTCACGGACGGCGTCCTGGCGGTGAGCAACCGCAACGCCGCCTCTGTGGTGCAGACGGCAATCCAGCATGTGGCCACGACGGCGCGGATGGAGACACTGAAAGCCAACAGCGACGTGGTGCTGGGCTACCGGTGGGTGTCGACGCTCGATCGCAAGACCTCGCAGCAGTGCAAGGGCCTGGATGGGATGCGGTTCGACCTGGGCAAAGGTCCGCTGCCGCCGGCGCACATCAACTGCCGGTCAACCACGGTGCCGACCACCAGGCTTTCCGAGATGTTCGCCAAGGACGCCACGCGCGCCTCGGTGGGCGACAACGGCGGGGCCCAGGTCGACGCAGGCCTGAATTATTACGAGTGGCTGGCGACACAGCCGGCGAGCTTCCAGGATCATGCCCTTGGGCCGGTCCGGGGCAAGTTGTTCCGCGATGGCGGGCTGACGCCGGAGAAGTTTGCCAAGCTGCAGCTCGACAAGTCGTTCAAGCCGCTGACCCTGGCGCAGCTGAAGGAAGCCGAACCTGACATGTTCACCCGAGCAGGCGTTACACTCGGCGCTCAACCAGGTTGAGATAGCACATGCAGATCATCGTTGAGGACGGGAAGGGCAGGCCAGACGCTAATAGCTTCGTGCCGCTGGAGAAGCTGACCTTCTACCGCGACTACTACGGGTTCCGGATACCTGAGGCAGAGGCTGACCAGGTCGAACTGCTGCTGCGCGCTGCCTCCGATATCAACGGTCGCCAGTGGAAGGGCCGAAAGGCCAATCCTGACCAGGCAATGGCCTGGCCCAGGCGCGATTGCAAGATCGAATACCAGACGCTGTCGGAGACATTCGTGCCCTTTGAGCTTGAGTGGGGTCAGGTGCGGCTGGCGGCTGAGCTCTACGCCGCCGATCAGGGGTTCCAGATCGAAGAGCCGACGCACTGTACTGAGCCGAATGGCCGGCGCACCCGACTGAACCGAGACACGCCGGGGTTCCGGATGCGACCGCCGCCATACGCACCGAGCAGGACGCAGTTCGCCGATTACTTGGTGATGCGAGGGCTCTCGATAATCCGATAAATCACAGAATTCAAACCAAACCGCCCACGAGGCGGTTTTTTATTACCTGCTGATCAGGTCGGCAGCCCAAAAATCCCGAGGGGATACCCATGTTCAAGCTTAAACAACTCTTTCTGGATGCATCTGGCGAAGGCGGCGAGGGTGGTGGCGGTCCCGCAATCACTCCTGAGATTCAGGCGCTGATTGATCAACACGTTGCTGGCCTCAAGACCAAAAACGCCGAGCTGCTTGGATCGCTCCGGACCACGAAAACTGAACTGGATGGTTTCAAATCCCAATTCGAGGGCCTGGACATCGCAGCCGTAAAAGGTCTGCTGACCAAGGTTGGACAGGATGAAGAGACCAAGCTGATTGCAGAGGGCAAGCTGGACGAGGTCATCACCCGCCGTACCGAGCGCCTGCGCACCGACTACGACACCAAGCTGGCCGCAGAGAAGGCCCGCGCCGACAAGGCCGAGCAATTCGCCGCCAAGTACAGCGACAAGGTGCTGGCTGATTCCATCCGCGCTGCTGCCATCAAGGCCGGCGCGCTCCCCGAGGCCGCCGAGGACATCATCCTGCGCGCCCGGGGCACTTTCAAACTCAGTGAAGACGGTGAGGCGATTGCCACCGACCGAGACGGCGAGGTCGTTTACGGAAAGGACGGGAAGACCCCTCTGTCGCCGCTCGAATGGGCGGAATCTCTGCGTGAAACCGCAACACACCTGTGGCCAAGGGCTCAGGGCGCCGGACAGACCGGCGACAACGGTGGCAAGGCCACGAAAAAGTGGGGTGAGTACACGGAAACCGAGCGCGCTGCGATCGCCCGTGACAATCCCGATCTCTTCAAGAAAATCCAGGCCACCAAAGGAACCTAATTCATGGCAACTACCCAACTGACCGACATCTTCGTCGGCGACTACTACGCCTCGCTGGCGCCGGTTAACAGCCCGGAAAAGACCGCTGTGTACGAATCGGGCATCGTGACTCGCTCCCCTGTGCTGGACGCGATCGCATCTGGCAGCCAGGGCACCGCCGAGATCAGCTACTGGCAGGATCTCAACGCCGATGAGGCGCCGAACATCAGCAACGACGACCCGAACGACCAAGGCGAAGTTGGCAAAGTCACCCAGGACAGCATGCGTGCCCGCGTCCTGTACCTCAACAAAGGCTACGGCGTGACTGACCTCACTGCTGAGCTGGCAAACAGCGAGCCTCAGCAGCAGATTCGTAATCGCTTCGGCACCTACTGGACCCGCCAGTGGCAGCGTTACACCCTGGGCGCCGCTCGCGGCATCATCGCCTCGAACATCGCGAACAACGGTGGTGACATGGTCATCGACGCGGGCGCGACCATCAGCGCGAACGCCTTCCAGGACGCCGCCTTCACCGCCGGCGATGCCGCTGACCAGTTCGGCGCAATTGGCGTGCACTCGGTGGTGATGAACCAGATGGTCAAGCAGGACCTCATCGAGTACCTGCGTGACTCCGACGGCAAGATCATCCTGGCAACCTACCTCGGCAAGCCAGTGTTCATGGACGATGGCTTGGTTTACGACGCAGGCAAGTACTTGTCTGTGTTCTTCGGCCAAGGCGCTTTCGGCTACGGCGAGGGCACGCCGAAGGTACCGGTAGAGCTGGAGCGTAAGCCTGGCGGCGGTAACGGCGGCGGTGCCGAAGTTCTGTGGGAGCGGAAGACCTACATCCTCCAGCCGGCAGGCTTCAGCTGGAAGGGTTCTGAGGCTCAGAACCTCAGCCCAACCGCGACTCAGTACGCCGCTGCTGCGAACTGGCAGCGTGTCTTCAGCCGCAAGCAGGTCCCGTTCGCCGCCGTCATCAGCGGTACCACCACGCCGTAACTCGGCCCACACAGCCTGGCGCCCTTATGGCGTCAGGGTGCTTTTGAGGTGACTTATGAAAGTGATCTACACGGACAAGCCGGGCAAAGAGCGCGGCGTGTGTTACCGCCTGCTCAGCGAATTTTTCGGTGTTATCGGCTCCGCTACCGAGGTGGTCGTCGATGGCGATGCCCCGGATATCGTCGATGCCTACCAACTGGCCGGCGTCAAGGTTTCCGACGGCAAGGAGCAGGAAACACGTGAAACCGACCCTCTGAAAATGAAGGTCCCCGAGCTGAAAGAGTGGCTGACCGGAAAGGGCATTGCCTTCGAGGCGACCGCCAAGAAAGAAGACCTGCAGGCTCTGGTGCCGGCGGAATAAGGACAAGCACATGACCGACTTCATCACCGTTGCCGATGTTGATGCCCAGCTTGGTCCTGACTGGGCCGGCACCGGTGATCCGGTCCTTGCTGTGACCATGGCCAATGCCTGGCTCACGGCCAAGATTAAGCGGGCTGTTCCCGATCCGGTTCCGGACGAGATTAAAACAGCCGGCGCCCAGGTCGCCAAAGAGGCGGCGGCGGGCAAGCTGTACACAGCAACGCAGAAGGAAGTGCAGAGCAAGACGGTCTCGGCTCAGTCCGGCACATCGGTGAGCAAAACCTACGTGGCAGGCTCTACCGATCAGTCGGCGGGCGTCAACTTCGCCCTGGCGCTGCTGGCGCCTTGGATCAAGCGCTCCGGCGTGATGATGCTGAAAAGGATCTGATCATGGGCATGCGCGAAGAGATCCAGGCTGAATTGGCCGAGTCGTTCGATGATCCTGATGGGCTGGCTGACGCGGTAAAGCCGGTGACAGGCGTGCGCAAGGTTGCGGGCGAGTATGACCCCGACCTGGGCGGCGAAACGCCGGAGACCACCGTTACGTACTCGGGGCGCGGCGTTCTTGGTAGCTACCTGTCCAAAGAAATCGACGGCTCCCTCATCCAAACCAGCGACAAGAAGTTGCTGGTGCTGCAGAACGAACTGTTCATGTCTGAGGCTGGAGCGCCGACAGCAGTACCGGCTGCCCCGGCCATTGGCGATATCGTCAACGGGCTGCGGGTAATGAACGTGTCTGCGGACCCTGCTGATGCAGCGTGGATGCTCCAGCTTAGGCGCTGAGAGCCAACCAGGATGCAGATCTGCTCTGATTAATTAGGCGACAGTATTAGTTTTCGCGCCGACTTTTAAAAATACTTATCCAAAAGTAGTAGGCCATGGTCGTTTATTATATCGATGTCGACCCTTCCCGCTTTTAGATCCTTTTCTAGAGTCGTTAAAAGCTCGATAGCGCCGTCAGAAAGTTGTTTGTTCGAAGGCACTATACCCGTCGCAAACTTTATGACCCATTGGGGCGGATATCCTTTACAGCTATTCACAATGGTCTCGCGGAGATTTGCTGCGCTATCGGCAAGATCTATTCCTGCGGCCGAGTCGGCTTGCATTCGAGCCTTTGCCTTCGCGATATTTTCGGCCGCCTGTTCTCCAGGCGTAAGTCGGGCCTTAAGGTTGCTTGGCGACTTTGTGTATGGCTTCTTCATAGAAGGATTTCCTTATGCGATGGTTCTATGAGCCTGTACCTGAAGTGGCTCGGCAGATTATCAGGAGGGGGTTCAAAATACTCAATCTCGCTGAAATGCTGATTCTGCACGAGCTGCATTCTTGAGCAGGTCCGGCGCCGGTCATTCCGGCAGCTTCGCCCTGAGCCTGGCCGAGTTCGCGGCTCAGACGGGTGAAGCCATTGATGCCAGCGTGCGTGAAATCATCATCGAGGTCGGCAGCAGCCTGATTCGCATGTCTCCTGTGGGTAACCCGGAGATCTGGGCGCAGAACGCAGTGGCGACGCAGTACAACAAAGCCGTCGACGATCACAACAGCGCGCTGCGCAGTGATGCGGCCAACCTCACGAAGGGTGGCAGGCTGAAGAAGGGCCGTAAGCTCAACGACGGCATGGACATCAAGGCGCCCGAGGGCTATGTCGGTGGTCGTTTCCGTGCGAACTGGCACATCTCGCTCGGCGTGGTCGAAAACGTCACCTTCGACGAGGTAGACCCTAGCGGGGCTGAGACGACCGCAGCGCTGGTCGCAGCAATGAGCGACTTCACCGCCGGCCAGATGGCCTACATCATCAACAACTTGCCCTACGCGATCCCGCTGGAGTTCGGCCATTCCACCCAGGCCCCTGGCGGCATGGTCCGGGTAACCGTGGCTCGCTTTCAGCAGATCGTGCTGGAGGCCATCAGGAATAACCAGGTATGAGTCACGCACGCGCCCGTCAGGCCATCGAAACGAAGCTGGCCGCGTGGGCAGCTGCGCGCCCGATACGAGTGGCCTATCCGAATCAACCGTTCACACAGAATCCGTCTGAAACCTATCTGCGGGCTTTTCAACTACCGGCCAGCACCACCTGCCGCTATCTCGGCGGTGATGCCTACGAGTACGCAGGCGTTTACCAGATCAGCATCGTCTGCCCCTCCGCCCAGGCCATGGCCACCGCCGAGACGCTTATTGATGAGCTGACTCGTCTATTCCGCGCTGACACGCCTCTGACCCGCAACGGTTTCGAGGGACTGATCATTGAGCCAGTAGATCAGGGGCCAACTATCACCGAGTCGGCGACCTACACGGTCCCGGCCAGCTTCACCTATCTGGGTGTCGCAGACCAACTGCCCGCTGGGGCATAACCTACCGCCGTCAGGCGGGCACTCAAGAGGAAATACACCATGGCCGCACGCTTCCCGCTGCCGAACGGCGCTGTGTTGGAGATCGCCAGCGTTTTGGGATCTCCCGTACCGTTTACCGCCCTGACAAATGCCAAGCCGCCAGTCGCCGCATCTGTAGGCCACAGCATCGAAAACGGCGATGTCCTGCTGATCAATTCCGGCTGGGCCTTGATCAATGACCGCGCAGTAAAGGCATCCGGCATCACCGCCGATGCTTTTGCTCTGGCCGGGCTCAATACTACGAATACCGACAAATACACAGTCGGCGCTGGGGCCGGATCAGTGATTCCTGTGTCCGGATGGACGCAGATCTCCAAAGTCACTTCTTTCACTTCCAACGGTGGCGAGCAGCAATACCAGACGGTCGGCTACCTGGAAGATGACGATGACAAGCAGTTCCCAACCAACCGCAACCCCACCACGATCACTATCGTGGTAGAGGACCAGCCAACGGCCCAATACGTCGAAACCGTGGAAGGATATGACGATACCAAGGAGCTGGCGGTGGTCCGCATGAAGCTGCGTAACGGTGATCAGATCCTCTATCCGGGCTACGTGAGCATCACCCCTGACCCGACCATGGAGCGCAACAACGTCATGACGCGCACGATCAGCATCGGGCTTTCCGCTCGTTCGCTCCGCTACTTGGCCGGCGCATAAGGACTTCCCATGGCAAAGATCAGGATCGCGCAGAACCCTACATTCAAGGCATTCGTGCTGATTCCAATTGTCGGGGAGGAGCCCGAAAAAATTGAGTTCACGTTCAAGTATCGGGATCGACCGGGACTTGCCGCCCTGTTCGATGATTGGAGCGCGAAGGGCAAGGAGATGCGCGCCAGTTTCGTTGAAGGGACCACATTGTCTGATGTCGTCTCTGCCGAGACCGAGCTTCAGGTTCAGCAAATCAAGGATCTCGTCGTCGGGTGGGGCTTCGATGACAAGTTCGACGACAAGAGCATCCATGCTCTTGTGAAGTCCTGTTATGGCACCGCCGAAGCGGTGATCAACGCCTACCAGAGCGCTTTTAGCCAGGCGCGCCTGGGAAACTGAGGGCGGCAGCCAAAGCAATGTACGAAAGCGGTCCATCTGTTGAGCAGTTGGCCGCTCTTGGGCTTACGGCTGCCGACTTAGATGAGGAAGATGTTGAGGTCTGGCCCTGCAACTGGCCAGCCATCCTCCTGTTCAATCGCATATCCACCCAGTGGCGAGCAGGCGCGAGCGGCGTGGTCGGTCTCGACTACAGCTGCATCCGCAATGTGGCCAAGTTTCTCGGCATCAAGAAAAAGAAACTCGCTGAAATCTTCCCTGATCTTCAGGTGCTGGAAGGCGAAGCCCTGCGCGTTATGGCGGAGGAAAGGGAAAACAGCCCGTAACCACGGGCACTTATTCAAGGTGAGTCGATGAACATTGCAGAACTCGGCGTCAAGATCGACTCGGCCGATGCATTCCAGGCGAAAACGAGCCTGGACGAAATGGCGAAGGCCGGCGGCCGGGCCGAGCAGTCCGCCGTTTCGCTGATGAACGAAATGCAGGCGCTGGAGAAGTCGCTATCCACCAGCGCCAAAACCACACAGGACCTGGCGAAGCAGCGTGACGCGCTCGCCAAGCTGACCAAGACCGGCGCCTATGGCGAGGCCGAAGCGGCGAAGATATCGGCTCAGCTCGATAAGCAGCAGATCGCCCTGGCCAAGTCAGCCATGGATGAGCAGAAGGCGTTGAACAGCCTGCTGGGGGCGATTGACCCGGCTCGCGCGGCACTGGCAAAGCTGGACAGCCAAGTCGAGCAGTTGGGCAAGCACCTCGACGAGGGCCGGATCAGCCAGGACCAGTACAACAGCGCCCTGGGCAAGATCGACAAGGACTACGCCAAGCTCGAAAAAACCACCACTGGTTTCGACAAGCTTCGCCTCGGTACCCGCCAGGCTCAGGAAAACGTTGTTCAGCTTGGTAACGCGCTATCGTCGGGTGACTGGGGCAGCGGCGTGCGTGCCGTGGCTCAATTGGGCGCCGGTGCTGGGGCAGGTGCTGCTGGGCTTCTCGCTATCCTGGCACCTTTGGCCCTCGCCACTGCTGCTGTGGGCGGCCTTGCCTACGCGTATCACAAAGGCAGTGAAGAGCAGGACAGCTACAACAAGTCGCTAATTCTCACTGGTAACTATGCCGGTGTCAGCGCTGGGCAACTGGGCGATATGGCGCGGCAGGTAAGCGCAACGGTCGGCACCACCGGCCAGGCCGCGGCTGTCTTGGCTATGCTGGCGGACAACGGCAAGATAGCTGGTGAGAGCTTCGCGGGTATTACCAAGGCCGCCGTGTCGATGCAGGAAGCTACCGGCAAGGCAGTGAGCGAGACGGTTTCCGAGTTCTCCAAGCTGGCCGAAGACCCAGTGAAAGCATCCGCTGCACTCAATGAGCAGTATCACTACCTGACTGCTTCGGTTTACTCCCAGATTGCAGCACTGGAGCAACAGGGAAACCATGCCGGCGCCGTAAAGCTCGCTACCGAGTCCTATGCCGACGCGATTAACGAGCGCACTCCGAAGATTCTGGAGAATCTGAGCTTCTGGGAGAAAGGGTACAACGCAGTTGCACGGGCCGCCGACAGCCTCAAGAACATCGGCCGCCCGGACATCGGCGCCGATATCGAACAGGCCCGCCGAGACCTGGCAAGTGCGCAGTCCGGCGACGTAGGTCTGTTCCAAAACAAGCAGGAGATGATTGATCTCTATCAAAACCGCTTGAATATGCTTGAGGACCAGAAGGCGGCACAGGCTGAAATTGCAAAGCTGGAAGGCGATCAGGCAAAGGCCCAACAAGCCGCCATCACCTCTATGCAAAAGGTTGACGCTCTCACCAAGTTCTCGTGGACGAATGAGCAGAAACGCGCCGATGCACTCAAGGACTACAAAAAACAACTCGACGATATCCGCAAGGTAGCGCCGAATGATCCGCGCCTGGCCCAGGCGACGGTCGACAAAAACATCGCCAACATCAACGACAAGTTCAAGGATCCTAAAGCCGCCGCCACACAGGTTGATCTGACCAGCTTCAACAACGCCAAGAACAACCTGGCGGCTATCGCGACTGACTACAAAAACTATCAGAAGGAACTGGACGCAGCACAGAAGGCCGGGCTTGTGTCGGAGGCTGACTATCTGGTTCGACGCCAAGCGCTAATCGGTAACGAGCGCGACCAAGTGACGGCAGCTTACGAGTCCGAAATTGCGGCACTGGAAGCCGCCAAGGGCAAGAAGACAACCTCGGCTGCGCAAAGCATCCAGCTGGACCAGAAGATCGCTGACGCACGCGCAGGGCTGGTCAAGGCGCAGAAGGACGCTGATAGCCAACTTGAAGTGCTGGCTACCAACGAGACCGGACGCCTGGCCAAGCAAGAGCGGGCGATAAGCTCATACTTGCAGGCATTGGGGCAGCAACAGCGCGCCCTGGAGCTTGCCGGGCAGCGTGCCGTATTGGGCGTCGGCCAAGGTGACCGACAAAATGCACTGAGCGGGCAGTTGAACAGCCAGCAAGACAGGTTTGCTCAGCAGTCGCTTGAGCTGGAAAACCAGCGCTCCGACCCATCGCGGAATATGTCGGAGGAAGAGTTCAAGCGGAAGTCACAGGCGCTCGCAGACGCGAACAAGGCCGCCACTGACCAGATCCGGCAGAACTACGCGGACGTGGAGAGCGCCCAGGGTGACTGGACGAAGGGCGCAACGGCTGCCTGGGAAAACTACCTGGATTCGGCAAAGGATATCGCCGGCCAGACCAAGAGCCTTTTCGGCAACGCCTTCAGCTCCATGGAGGACTCCATCGTCAATTTTGCCATGACCGGTAAGGCGTCGTTTTCGGACTTCGCTAAATCGATCCTGGCCGACATGGCGCGCATTGCCACCCGTCAGGCTAGCTCGGCGCTGCTGGGTAGCCTGGTGGGAGCGGCGGCAAGCTACTTTGGTGGCAGCGCTGCTGGAGGTAACGGACTGGCCGCGGGATCCGCTGGTGCGGCATCGTCGAATCTTGGCGCATCGGCTGGCGGCTACTCGGGCACGTACTTCCCACAGGCGATGGGTGGCGCCTGGTCGGGCGGTGTGCAGATGTTCGCCGACGGCGGCGCCTTCACCAACTCGATCGTAAGCAAGCCAACAGCGTTCGGTATGGCCAACGGCAAAACCGGTGTCATGGGCGAGGCCGGGGAAGAGGCGATCATGCCGTTGACCCGAACTTCGAGCGGCAAGCTGGGCGTGATGGCTATGGGCGGTGGCGGGGCTGGCGCAACGCAAATCAACGTCGAGGTGCACATCGATGGTGATGGAAACGCATCGTCCACCGCCGACGCACCTGGCTACGATCTGTTCGGCAAGGAGCTGGCGACTTTCGTAGAGCAGAAGTATCAAGAGCTGCGTTCGAAGGATATGCGCCAGGGCGGCGTCATCAACAAAGCAATCAAGGGGCGCTGATGGCAATCGAACGATTTACCTGGGCAACGGAGAAGGGCGCAGAGGGTGATATTACCCAGCGCGTCCGATCCAAGCAGTTCGGCGATGGTTACGAGCAGTCGGTCGAGGATGGTCTCAACAATCGGTCGCAATCCTGGCCGGTGACCTTTACCGGCCTGAAGCCGCGCATCAAAGACATCATGGCGTTCCTCGATCGGCACAAAGGGGCGAAGGGCTTCCTCTGGGAGCCACCCCTGGGGGAGCTTGGCCTCTACAAGTGCAACGGTTACAAGCCAGTGCACCGTGGCGGCCAGGTGTACGCCATCACAGCGACATTCCAGCAAACCTTTCACCCCTGAGATAACCGCCCATGGCACTGATCACGGACATCCAGAAACTGGAGCCCGGCGGCGAAATTCGCCTGTTCGAAATTGACGGGACCGAGTACGGCGCGGATTACCTGCGCTTTCACGGCCACGCCATCCCTCACACGCCCGAGGAACTGCTGGCGTATGAAGGATCGGAAGCGGATCTGCCGGCCAAGTCGATTTGGTGGCAGGGCGCCGAGTACGCGGCCTGGCCGGTCCAGATCGAAGGGATTTCTTCCAGTAGCGACGGCACCGCCTCTCGCCCGACGTTCGCCGCCGGCAACATCAATGGCCGAGTGACTGCCCTGTGCTTGGCTTTCGAGGACCTGCTGAAGTTCAAGCTGACGGTTCGAGAAACCCTGGCCCAGTATCTAGATGCGGCGAACTTCCCCGACGGTAACCCAACTGCAGATCCGACTCAGGAGGCGCTGGAGATCTGGTACATCGACCAGAAAACCAGCGAAGACGGCGAGGCGGTGGTCTGGGAGCTGTCTTCCCCGGGTGAGATTGATAACCACGGCCTGCCCGGCCGGCAGATGACAACGTTCTGCCACTGGGCCATGACCAACGGTTACCGCTGGCCAGATTGCGGCTACACCGGTGCCGCCATGTTCGACGACGAGGACAACCCCACGGATGACCCGGCATTGGATCAGTGCAAGGGCTGCCTGTCGTCCTGCAAGTTGCGCTTCGGCGAGAACAACGAGCTCAGTTTTGGTGGATTCCCCGCCGTCAGCTTGATTGCCAGGAGTTGAGCATGCGCAAGCACATCATCGCGGCCGTCCAGGCGCACGCGGCGGCGGAATATCCGCGCGAATGCTGCGGCCTGCTGCTGGCCGTCGGCCGGGCGCAGAGGTATTTCCCGTGCCGGAACATAGCCACGGAGCCGAACGAAGATTTCAGGCTAGATCCCGAGGACTACGCCGCCGCCGAAGACCTGGGCGAGGTGATCGGCATCGTTCACTCGCACCCTGACGCCACCAGCAGGCCGTCACCGCATGACCTGGCCATGTGCGAGGCTACGGCCTTGCCCTGGCACATTCTGTCGTGGCCCGAGGGCGACCTGCGCACGATCACGCCGATCGGTAGCACTCCGCTGCTCAAGCGCCCTTTTGTTCATGGGGTTTGGGACTGCTGGGGCATTTGTGCCGAGTGGTACCGGCGTGAGTGGGGGCTTGAGTTCAATACTTTCCAGCGGACTGACGGCTGGTGGGAGAACGCGGAAAACCCCAGTCTCTACGAACTGCATTACGAGGCTGCCGGCTTCGTGCGCGTAGACAGTCCTCAGCGCGGCGACATGATCGTCATGCAGGTTGGCCGGACGGTGCACCCGAACCATGCAGGCATATATCTGGGCACTGATCCGGCGCTACCTGATGAGGATGCGGCTACGTTTGGCCCTGGCCCATTCCTGCTGCACCACCTGTATGGCAGGCCGTCCGAGATCATCGTCTACGGCGGGCCATGGCATGACCGGACACGCCTGATTCTTCGCCACAGTAACGCTCGGTGATACAGTCTTCACTTTCAGGACGAGGAATGATCATGCGGATTTTGATGGCGGCGCTGGCTGCGGTGGTGCTGGCGGGGTGCGAAAACACTCCAATATCAGCCGACAAGGCTGACCCTTTACCCGCAAACCGAATTTACGCCTTCACACAGAAAGGTGATTCTGAACTAGTCGTTACTCGTGATAGCGGGATGAATCAAGGAGGGTTGAAATTAAAATTTTATATAGACGGAACGCTGGCAGCAACTTTCGGTCAAGGTGAAGTTGGTAGATTTGGTTTGACTCGAGGAACGCATATTCTTGCTTTAAGTGATGGCTCTGCGCTAGTCGAATCAGAAATCGAATCGGTGCCTGGGCAGACGATAAGACGTAGAATTTCTGTATCTATGCAGGGATTCGAACTCTCACCAACATCACTGTAAACATGCTTTGGGGTCGTTGATGCTGAATGTAAAGCAAAAAGCGCTATCCACGCTGATATGTTTTGTTGTGTTAGCAGATATTTTGGTTGGGTGTTCAATGAAACCAGTCACCGCACAGGAGGCAAAACCAATATCTTCGGATCGTCAATATGCATACAGTGCCGAGGATGAAGCGTCATTGGTGGTTACTCGAGACAAAGGCTTGATCGAGGGTGAAGGCGGCATCCGTATTGATGTTCTGATTGATGGCAAGTTAGCTGCAAAAATAAAAGCGGGTGAAGTGGTCCGGTTTGGATTAAAGGCCGGGACGCACATCATCGCGGTCACTATCGGTAGTACGTTGGTGGAACGTGAGGTAAATCTGAAAGCTGGAGATACAGTTAGGCGTCGCATAACCTATTACAATAATCTTGATATCACGCCAACAGCATTTAAGTGAAGGGTCTAAGGCTCCATTTGTATGGGGCTGCTGGGCTATTTATGTCGTTTGTTATTTTTGCTTTAGCAATATATTGGAATTTGCCGTAGGGATGATATGCGAATAATTATAGCAGTGGTAGTGATGGCGATGCTGGCGGGGTGTATGGCGCCCACGATGAACGAGGCTCGTGAAGAGGGGCCGTACAAAGTGCTGACATCGAAGAAAACCGACGCAGCGTTGGCTAAATGCGTTCATTACGAATGGCAGAACCAACCGATATTCGGCGGAACACCTGGCGCAACGCTTCAGCCGGGGCGCGATACTGGATACACGGTCTTCACAGAAGGCTCCCAATATTTCGTCGATATCCAGCCCCAGGGAACTGGCTCAGTGGCGAAGTATTACGCGGTGGTTGGTAACTGGATTGCCAACAAAAGGCTGACGGTGCTGCAAAGCTGCCTTTAGATGATCAGCAATTTATTCAAGGCTCGCTTCGGCGGGCCTTTTTACTGCCCGGAGAAAAGTACATGGCGGCACTTTCCATCAATTATCAGCCCATGACCACCATCATGCTCTATGGACAGCTTCGACAGTTTGGTCGGTCCTTCCGAATTGCCGTAAGGACACCGGCTGAGGCGGTTAAGGCTCTCTGCGTCCAAATACCAGGATTCGAGCGCTTCCTATCCAATGCAAAATCCAGAGGGATTGAGTTTGCAGTCTTTCGCGGCAAGACGAACCTCGCGGAAAAGGAGCTTGAATTCACTGGCGAGGGCGATATTCGCATTGCGCCAGTAATAACAGGGAGCAAGCGAGGTGGAGCACTGCAAACCATCATCGGTGCTGTTCTGATTGTTGTGGGCCTTTTCATCACCGGAGGCACCTTCGGCGCCGGTGCACCGTTCGGTTCTGCCTTGATCATGATGGGGGGGTCTATGATTTTGGGCGGCGTGATCCAAATGCTCAGCCCCCAGGCTGGCGGACTCAAGACCAGCGCAGCGCCAGAGAATACACCGGGCTATGCCTTTGGCAGCGCCAAGAACACCACGGCATCGGGTAACCCGGTTCCGTTGTGCTACGGTAAGCGCCGTGTCGGCGGGGCGATCATTAGCGCTGCCATTTACGCCGAGGACCAGATGTAGCAATGACCGGGGCAAGCTACTGGTCACTAGAAGTTAGTGAGTGTGCGACTATTCGAATCTCGCCTTTTCTATATCTCCGTGCTTGCTCTGAAGGTAAATCGTGTAGGGCAAAAGTAGGGTGTCTGCAATTCCAGACAGCCCCATATCTAGCAAAATTAATGACGCAGATGGTTGTCCGCCAAAGCCGGTGCTCTGACGTGGCGCTGCATCGAGTGTGCAGTAATCAAAAACGGCACCGCTATAGATTCTCGGCACCGAATCGCAGTTCGAACTCCAACGAGCCAGCTTATTGCTAGCGACGGTGTCGTCTCGGAAAGTAGTGTTGACGGTTCCACAGCCTGTAGCTGATATCGTCGCTACCAGCACCAAAGCGTTTTTGATCTTCATCACATTGGCTCCTTGCCAGAAAAGTTTGAGGTTAACCGAAGCCGCGATATCGCGGTTTTTTATTGCCTGGAGAAAAGCATGGGCGCAGTACGCAAGATCGACATTCACGGCGCTAAGGGCGGCGAAGAGAAGCCAAAAACGCCGACAGAAGCCCCGGACAGTCTGCGCTCGGTCGCCGTCGCCAAAATGCTGATCGCCGTGGGTGAGGGTGAATTCGAAGGCACGCCGACAGCCCGAGACATCTACCTCGACAACACTCCGCTGCAAGACCCACAGGGGAACATGAACTTCCCGAACGTGAAGTGGGAGTGGCGCACCGGGGCCGTGGACCAGACCTATATCCAGGGAATCCCGTCGGTCGAGAACGAGACCACCATCAGCACCGAGCTGCGCAGCGGCACCCCGTGGGTCAGGGCGATCAACAACACCCAGCTTTCCGCTGTGCGCGTACGCTTCGCCTGGCCGGCGCTCCAGTCCGTGGACGCCGGGGGCAACATCAACGGGTACAGGATCGAATACAAGGTTGAACTGGCTACTGATGGGGGCGCCTATCAGCAGGTGCTGAGCGAGGCTGTCGATGGCAAGACCACCAGCGTGTACGAGCGCACGCGCCGTATCGATTTACCCAAAGCCACTACCGGCTGGCTGATGCGCATCACCCGCATCACGCCCAACCAGAACAACAACAAAATCTCGGACACCATGCAGATCGCCGGCTTCACTGAAGTGATCGACGCGAAGATTCGCTACCCGAATACCGCATTGCTCTACATTGAGTTCTCAGCCGAACAGTTCCGCAGCATCCCGGCCGTGACGGTTGAGACCAAGCTGAAGAAGATGCAGGTGCCGAGCAACTACGACCCTTTGTCGCGCTCGTACAGTGGCGTCTGGGACGGCACGTTCAAGCAGGCATGGACCGACAACCCTGTCTGGATGACCTACGACATCACCACCGCTGACCGATTCGGCCTTGGTCGGCGCATCAAGCCGTGGATGGTGGACAAGTGGGAGCTGTACCGGATCTCGCAATACTGCGACCAGTTGGTGCCGGACGGGAAGGGTGGCCAGGAGCCGCGTTTCATCTGCAACTTGAACCTGCAGAGCAAAGCCGATGCCTGGTCACTGCTGCGTGACATCTCTGCGATCTACCGAGGCATGACCTACTGGGCCCAGGGGCAGGTGTTTACCCTGTCGGATATGCCGCGCGCTACGGACTTCGACTTTGCCTACACGCGGGCAAACGTCATCGACGGCAAGTTCACCTATTCCAGCGCATCGGAGCGCACCCGCTACACCCGTGCGCTGGTCAGCTACGACAACCCGCTGAACAACTACGACACGGACGTCACCGCAGTGACAGACCAGAAGCTGCAGCGGCGCTACGGTGACAACCCGCTGGAGATCAGCGCTATCGGCTGCACCCGCGAGTCCGAGGCCCAGCGCCGCGGTAAGTGGGCGTTGCTGACTAACTCCAAGGACCGGGCCGTAACGTTCAAGGTCGGCTTGGACGGCCGTATTCCGCTGCCTGGTTACGTGATCCCAATTGCTGACGAACTGCTGGCTGGCCGGCCCGTGGGCGGGCGTATCTCTGCGGTAAACGGCAAGGTCATCAAGCTGGATCGCGACACCCGGGCCAAGCCCGGCGACCGGCTGATCCTCAACCTGCCAGACGGCAAGTGTGAGGGGCGCACCGTGCAACTGGTCAGTGGCCGGCAGGTTACGGTTACCGTGGCTTACTCCGTGACGCCTGAGCCGGAACTGGTCTGGGCATTGGATGCTGACGACTTGGCCATCCCACTATACCGAGTGGTCAGCGTGGCCCGGCCAGAGCCTGGCGTGTTCGAAATCTCGGCTGTTCAGTACGACCCGAGCAAATTTGCGCACATCGACTCGGGCGCACGCCTGGAAGAACGCCCGATCAGTGTTATCCCGATCACCGTGGTACCTCCGCCGGCCAGCGTCACCCTGACGTCGAGTTACGCGGTGAACCAGGGTATTGCCATCAGCACCATGAATATCTCGTGGCCCGCTGTTGCTGGCGCGGTTGCCTATGACGTGGAATGGCGCAAGGACAGCGGAAACTGGATCAAAGTGCAGCGTACGGGATCGACGAGCGTAGATGTCACCGGGATCTACTCGGGTGCTTACCTGGCCCGGGTGCGGTCGGTAAGCGCCTTCGAGATATCCTCGATCTGGAAAAGCTCTAACTTGACCAACCTGGAAGGGAAGGTTGGCCTGCCGCCGGCGGTGTCGTTCCTGACCACCACCAGCGAGCTGTTCGGCATCGGTATCAAGTGGGGATTCCCTGCTGGCGCCGAGGATACTCAGCGCACCGAGCTATGGTATGGCCCGGCGAACGAACTGGCGGCGGCGAGCAAGCTGGCCGACCTGGCATACCCGCAGGCCGACTACCGCATGCAGTCGCTGCTGGCGGGCGCAACGCTGTTCTTCTGGGCGCGCCTGGTGGACCGTACCGGCAACATCGGTCCGTTCTACCCGGTGGTGAATGGGGTGATGGGGCAGGCCAGTTCGGATGCTGGGCCGATCCTTGAACAGATCAAGGGGCAAATCGACGAGACTGCCCTGGGCCAGCATTTGAAGGACCGAATTGATCTCATCGACGGTACAGGGCCTGGATCCGTCAATGGACGCATCGAAGCGTCCAAGGGTGAACTGGAAGGCCTGATCGATCAGATCGTCGATGCGCTTGAGTACGACCCAGCGAAGGCGTACGCGCTGAACGAAATAGTCCGCATGGGGCAGCACCTCTACCAGGCTAAGGGCCCAGTACCGGCGAATAATCCGCCTCCGAACGCTACTTACTGGATCGATATCGGGACGGTAGCGCAGACGGTCAACGCGCTGGCCACGCAGGTTCAGCAAAACACCTCAACCATTACGCAGCACGGCCAGGACATCACCGCCCAGGCTTCGCAGCTCAACGCGGTGAAGGTTACGGTCAACGACCCAGTCATCGGCGTGAACGCCACGGCCAGCGGGTTAAGCACCCTCAAGGCCACGGTTACCACGCTCGACGATAAGGTCACCACCACGGCGGAACGGGTTGACGGGATCTACCTGCAGGTCAACCCGCCGCTTCAGGGTGATGACAGTGCCTTGATGGGGTCGGAGGCCAGCTATGTAGGCGTCTGGTCCGTTCAATCCGCCCTGATCGAGGGCGACCTGGTGCAGGGGCAGCGAACCGACACAGTGGAAGTGAAGGTGGCCAACAACGCCGCCGCAGTCGTTGCTGAGCAAACCGCCAGAATCAATGCCGTCGGAGCGCTGTCGTCCAGCATCGAAACGGTCAAGAACTCGGTCAACGGCAACACCCTGGCAATCCAGACCAACACCACGGCCATTCAAACGGTCGACGGTAAGGTCACGGCGAATTGGTCGGTGCGGATGCAGTACGAAACCGCCACCGGGCTGTACAAGTACGCCGGCATTGGGCTTGGGCTGGAGAACGGCCCAGGGGGGTTGCAGTCGCAATTCATCGTGGACGCTGACAGGTTTGCCATCGGCCAGGCGGAGACGGTGCCCTTTGCGGTCACAGGTGGGCAGACCTTTATCAAGGCTGCGTTTATCCAGGACGGCACTATCACCAACGCCAAGATCGGGTCTTACATCAGTTCGACCAACTACATCGCAGGCCAGCAAGGATGGATCCTCAACAAGGACGGAACCTTCGAGATTAACGGCGTAGTGCCAGGGCAAGGTCGCTCGATTATGACGAATCGATCTTTGCGATTCTGGGATGTGAATAACGTCAAGCGTGTACAAATCGGAGATCTCACCGAATGAGTTCCGGAATAAGAATTTGGGGACCTGCGGGCAACCTACAGATGGACGAAAGCTCGTTCACTGTCAGGGTTGTCTATTCGGCCTTGGTAACATCTGCTGGTATTGCAAGAAACACATACATCCCAATACCTGATGTTGCAATTGATACTCATGTGGGAGTGTGTCTCCCCAATGAGCCATGGAGATTTGCTCAAGATCCTAGGAATTCACAGTTTGATGTGCAGGTTATGAGTGGTGGAGTAACGGTATGGTTTGGAAATAGAAATATGCCAAGCGGAAAAATCGGGCGCTCAACTCAAAGGCTGTTAGTCTTTAGGTACAGATAATGTCATACGGATTAATGTTTAAAAATAGTTCGGATGTCGTAGCTTTGGATTCTGAATATTCTAGGTTGGTAATACTATACTCCGCTAGATATGATCCAATAGGGGCAGTATTTCCAACGCCTATCACTTCTCAAGAGCCCCCTCTAGTTTTTGCAAGGCCAGATTCTACGGCATCCTTTCAGGGGGTTCAGTTATTAGGGGCTCCAGGTAACTGGACCGGATGGCGAAATGAGTGGCCCGGTAACGTGTCCGGAACATATTTTTTGGCTGCATATGAGGCTAGGGCAGTAGAAACGTATGGACTGAGGTTGTGGGACTCAAACTCAAAACTGCTTTTTGACAATGGTGCGCCCTGCGCACAGTTTACATCTGTGATTACACAGTGGAGTTTTCAGGGCGCAGTAAATACATCGCCAGGTAGGTGGTTTTTTACTTGGACCTCCACGGCTCCGATTAGCGATGGCAGCTATATACTAATTAATAATATTGCGATGGATATGCCCGGAAGGGATAGCTACTCATGGTTGAGTTGTGGATGGAATCGTGAGAGTAATATCGTTTCAATTGGCCTTCAGAATATAGGTGACTTCAATGGGAGCAGTTTCTTTTTTTCGCTGCTATTCGGAAAGCCGATGCTCTGAACAATAAGCAGTTTGAGGATACAAAATGCCTAGACAAGAAATTAACATCGGCACAGCGCCAACGGGCGCTGGCGGCGACACTACCCGAAGCACCGCTGTAAAAATCAATGCGATGACGGCTGAGCTATATGCGAAGACTAATAGCCTAGGCAGTGCGGCAGCTCGGAACGTAGGCATCGCTTCGGGAAACGTCATGGAGATTTCACCATCGCAACTGGTCGATGGGAACTCAGCGTTTGTTGTCGATGGCAGTCGGTTCTTATCTTACGGGGAAGGGACTACTGGCGGCCCGCCTGGCGTAACGTATGCCACCGGTATCCGTTCAAGGTTCTACGATGGCTCTTTTTTTGCTGTTGATATTGTAGGGAATATCCTGAATGGCAACCTTTACTGGCGGACTGTTAACTCAGTTGGAGTGCAGAACGGTTGGCGAACTATCTATGACACCAGCAATACCACCCGCGCCCAAGACGGCACCCTCAAGGCGATCTGATCATGGCAAGAGCAGCAATTAATATCGTGGGCGAAACCGGCGCGCTGTTTGACATCACGTCACTCGGAGGCAAGGATGTGGATAGTTACCGTTCCGGTGTCGGCGTGTACTGCGTCACGGGCACCCTGGGCATGGTTCCTTTTCCGCCATTAGATCAGGGCTGGGGCTACTCGCTGCATCCTTCGGAGAACACCGCGAAGGTCGATATCGCTTTCGCTGAAGGCCTGCTGACCGTGACCGTCACTATGGATGGCGAACCCTACGATCTGAAAACGGTGATCACGCTTCACATAATGGTTCCGGACTTGCCGGTTCCGAAAATGCCCGAGGCGCCGCCGGTTGTTACTGACCCTTTGAAAGAGGCGCAGGCCGAGATTACCCGTCTACGAGCCATAGCAGACTACGCCGTCGCGCCGCTGCAGGATGCGGTCGATGTGGACGAAGCCACTGACGCCGAGATTGCTTTGCTCAAGGTCTGGAAGAAGTACCGCGTTGCGCTGAGCCGAGTGCCCGAGCAAGAGCATTACCCGGACGCTATCGAGTGGCCCGTGGTTCCGGCCTGACCGCCGACCTGGAAACCATGACCGCCTTGTGCGGTTTTTTTTCGTCTGGAGAAAAGCATGAACGCAATCGAGAGAGACCGAGACATCCTGGCGCGCACGCTGTGGGGCGAAGCCCGCGGTGAGGGGCTGGACGGGCAGATCGCCGTGGCCTGGACCATCCGCAACCGTGTGTTCGATGGCAAGGCCAAGTCATGGTGGGGCGAGAGCTATGCCGGTGTGTGCCTGAAGCCATGGCAGTTCAGCTGCTGGAACCAGAACGACCCGAACTACGCCTACCTGAGTGGCGCCAAGCAGATCCCGGCCGCGCAGTTCGCCCAGGCCCAGCGTGCGGCTGATCAGGTGATGTCGGGTGCGGTACCGGATCCAACCGGTGGCGCCACGCACTACTACGCAAACACGATGCCGAAGGCCCCGGCCTGGGCGGCGAAGGCTAAGCAGACCCTGCGCCTCGGGCACCACGTTTTCTTCAAGGATGTGCCGTGATGACGCCTGCACAGAACCTGATCGGCCTGGGGCTGGCAATCCTGATGGCGCTGGCCATCGGCTTTGGTGGGGCGTGGCAGGTTCAGGACTGGCGCCTGGGCAAGAAGATGGCAGAGCGTATCGCGGAGCAGGGCGCCCGGCACCAGAAGGAATTGGATTCAATCACGGGCGAGGCCTGGCGGCAGCAGAAGGCCGAGCTGGATAAGCGCCTGGCCACCGAGGAAAAGCTCGCGTTCCAGGACCAACAACACACCAAGGAATTATCCGATGCCCAACGCAACCAGGCTCGCCTGCGTGACCAGCTTGCTACTGCTGATGTCCGGCTGTCAGTCCTCATCGAGGATTCAGCCAGTGGCTGCAACGTGCCTACCACCCCCAGCGCCAGCGGCGTGGTTCATGCAGCCCGTCGAGCCAAACTTGACCCAGCGCATGCTCAACGAATTATCGCCATCACCGATGCCGGCGACCAAGGATTGATCGCGTTGCGGGCGTGCCAGGCGTATGTCAGGGCCATTGCGCCCTGACCTACATTCCCGGTCGCAAAAATTAACATGACCCAATAAACACCCACTTTGCAAAGGATTGCAAAAATGACAAACCCTATCGTTCCATGGATGGGCGGCAAGCGTCGCTTGGCTGATCGCCTTATTCCTCTGTTCCCACCGCACGAATGCTACGTTGAAGTGTTTGCTGGTGGTGCTGCGCTTTACTTCATGCGCCCTCAGGCCGCCCCGGTCGAAGTTCTCAACGATATTAATGGCGACCTGGTGACGTTGTACCGGGTCGTGCAGAACCACCTGGAAGAGTTCGTGCGACAGTTCAAATGGGCGCTGAGCTCACGCCAAGTGTTTGAGTGGCAGAAGATGACCCGACCGGAAACCCTCACCGATATCCAGCGAGCTGCCCGTTTTTTCTACCTGCAGCACCATGCCTTCGCCGGGAAGGTCAGCGGCCAGACCTTCGGCACTGCCACTACGGGCCCGGCTATTAATCTGTTGCGGATTGAAGAGAACCTTTCCGCAGCCTGGCAGCGCCTTTCCGGAACCTATGTCGAAAACTTAGGATGGCTCGAATGCGCCGAGCGCTACGACCGGCCCCACACTTTCCATTACATGGACCCACCGTACTGGAAGACCGCAGGCTACGGGGTGGACTTTCCGTTCGAAAACTATGAGCGGATGGCCGACTTCATGCGCCGCTGCAAAGGCAAGGTCATGGTGAGTATTAACGACCATCCTGATATTCGGCGGGTGTTTGAAGGGTTCCACTTTGAAACACTGGACATCCGCTACAGCACCACCAATCAGCGCCAGGGGAAAGCCGAGGTCAGCGGCGAGCTTGTGATCATGAATTGGAAACCTGCTGACCTCGGCGGGCTGTTTTAGGGTGCAGGCTGTATCAGGTTGGGCCCCTTGTTCCGGACGTTGCCCACGGCTGTGTCGACCTTGAACCACTCGAACATCTCGGACGGCTCGCCCTGATGCAGCGCCATCTGCTCGGCACGCTCCTTGGGCGTGGCCGGGTCCAACCATTCCCGAGCTAAGTCCGCCGTCAGCACCACGGGCCGACGGTCGTGAATGTCCACCATGTCCCCGGCACTGTCGGCGGTGATGATCACGAAGCCGTCATGCTCGCCAGGGCCTTCGTCGGTATCCGGTAACTGGCCGATGGCGGCACAGAATATCGGTGCACCATCACGCCGGCGAATGAGGTATGGCTGTTTCTTGGGTCCACCTTCATCCACCCACTCAAACCAGTTGTCGATAGGTGTGATTGCCCTGTGCGGCCAGATTGCCCGGAAGAAAGGGCCGTGGGCGACTTTCTCGACGCGGGCGTTGATCGGCGCAGCGCGATCCTTGGCCCAGTGCGGTCGCCATCCCCAGCGCACCGGGTCGGCGTGTAGAAGATCGCCCTGCAGGTGTAGCAGCGCAACCGCGGTTGTCGGTGCCACGTTATACCGTTCAATTGGTTGATCGCCCACGGAGTTCGCCAGAGCATTGGGCATGCTTAGCGCGGCAACGAAGTCGTGGATACCGCTGTACTGTGATAGTCGTCCGCACATAAGCATCTCCGCTCGTCGCCGCTAATGAACAGCCGGTCCCCGGCCAATCTCTACACTGTAGACACTGGCCCGAGGCATTCGTCATGGCGATCAACATTGAACAAGTCACCGCAATGGAGGCGTGGTTTGCGCTACGCAATGATCCCGCATTCATATCGGTCACTCCTGAGGAGCGCTACGAAACGCGGCTGGCCCTGGCGGATGACTTGAAGCAGCAGGGCCTAATTGATGATAACGAGTGGCGGGAGCTTACCGAGGAAGCCGTAGCAGCCTACGCAGATGAGCTTGGGTGAAGCTCATGCAGAGCTTTTAACTCTGCCAGCAGCCGCTGATTCTCCCTGAATAGATAGTCCCTCTGCTCGGTAACGATCTTCACGCTTTGCACCGAACCAAACGACTGCTGCTGTTCCAGCAGACTTATCTTATCCAGCGCATCGGCAAGCTTTCCTTCGGCCTCGGCCTTGCCTGTCATGAGCAGGTCATTCATCTGGACCAGGCCAGTGATGTTCGCCCGTGCTCGACTCAACATGCGCTCTGTCTCCGCCAGTTCATCTACGAGGATTGAGCACTGATGCTGGTACATATCCAGCGGAGTGGGGCAGCCGAGCCAATCATCGGTGTCCATGTCTACGTTCATAGCGTGAATCTCAAATACTGTATGTGCGTACAGTAGTCGAGGTTTGGCCGTGGCGCGATTTGAGCCGACGAGCTGCAAGGGGTTGTGACTATTCCGATTCCATCAGTACGGCGAGAGTCATTTTGATGAACTCTTCGTTGTGTCCGATTGTGAAGAGGGCGCCTCGCACGTTGTCTGCCACCTCGGAAGAGCCACGTTGCTCAACCCAATTTGACAGCTCCAGGATGGACGCCTCGAGGGCAAGTTGGTTTTCGTAGAGTTTGAAAAGCAGGGAAGGGATTAGGTCTGAGTTCGGCATCGTTGTTCCTCCGTGGAGCGAACAGCGTAGCAGGCAAATTATTGAGTTGGGAGGTCGTTCGGCAGGACGCCGGGGAAGGAGAATACTGTAGGAATATACAACGCTAAGTTATTGATTCTTATAGGTCGAACCGAGGCGTTTTGATATTCTAAAAACGGCCACTATTTCCTTATGGATCAATAGTCTACGTACGTTACGGGGTCACCTTGACATGGTGGCGTGCAGATCTACCCTGCAGGTGGATAGGTCGCGGATGAGCAAATTTGACTTGCCATTGCTCCGACTGGGGAGCTGCCCATGATGACCGATTTTCCTCCAGCAGGAAGAAGCGCCCAAGTGTACCCAACATAGGCCCCGTAGCTATTCTTCCCGTTGATTTCGATACACCAAGAATCTTTCGATTTGTCTCGCGCTTCTCCGCGGGCATCTGAGGTTACGAAAAACGTATCACGAAACTTCGCGCTTTCTGGATCCTTGAGATCGTGACTCGCCACCGTGTGAGCAAGCAGTACCGCGTTCTCGCTCATCGGATATCGGTATAGGACCAGGGGTTTTGCAGGGGCGGGCCTTGGTGGCGTGGAACATCCAGCGAGAGAGATCAAAATCAAAGACAGGGTGAGATTCTTCATGCAGACACTCCATTGTTCATATTTCGGCCGCGACGATTGAGGATGGTACATGTTTCGGCTCGTGTCACTTCCGCGATATTTATTTTTCAGCAAGCAGGGCGTGAGGGAGGGTCAAAAAGAGTTCCAAAACTAAAACCGCACCCCTTGTAGAATGCGGTCTGTAGCCCGGTCACTTTCCTTTAGTAATGGAACTCCAAGGGGGCTCAAGGCACTAGCCCGCTTGAGTATGCATAGCGGTCTTGAAAACCGGCGAACGTTAATAGCGTTCCCAGGGTTCGAATCCCTGGTTTCCCGCCAAGATTTAAACGAAAGCCCCGCGAAAGCGGGGCTTTTGCGTTTCTGGGGCTTGGTTATGTCGGGCTATTAATGTTGACGATTCCGCATCAATGGCCACCCACCATAGCGTGTAAAAAACGCTTCGGGAAAATTGAAGCTTGCGCATCTATGAGAAATCCGAAAATTATCGAATGCTCAGCCGATCTGGGTTTTGCGTAGAAGCACGATTTTCAGTCCAACACTGGGCGCCAATCGCGGTGATAAACGTTTTTACACATCCTCGACCGAGAACTTCCCTCGGGGTTGCACGCTTGATTGGCGCCTGTATCTCATAAATGCGGGGCATCTGTGTCTACCGAAAAGGATCACTGCATAGGTACGGTCCGCAGACCCCCTTCCATTGATGAGGTAAACATGGACCTGACCGCTGTTCCATTTGGTACGACCGATTGGTCAACTGTCGAACCTATCGAGTACGTTGGACAGACGGGTACCGCCTATTGGCGAACTTGCCAGTTTGGTTCGACACGTGTGCGAATGGTTGAATACAGTCCTGGCTATCTTGCCGATCACTGGTGCTGGAGAGGTCATATCCTGTTGTGCTTGGAAGGCGAGTTGCACACGGAGTTGGAGGATGGTCGTCAGTTCACACTCACCGCGGGGATGAGCTATCAGGTGGGCAGCAACGCTGAGGGGCACCGATCTTCCAGCACCTGTGGGGCGAAGTTGTTCGTCGTGGATTAA